CTCGTGATGTTCGACACCAAGCAGCCTGTGCGGCTCGATGACGGAACCTGGGAGGATCGATATGTCGGCGCGTGTTTGATAACGGGGCAGCCCATCAGCGCCAAGACGCCAACGTTCCTTGGTACGCTGCGTCAGGTGATCAAAAAGGGCCACATGCCTGCGCTATGATCCCCTTCTGGCTCATCATTGTTGCTCGCCGATACTGGCTGCGCGAACTGCTCTCGTCGAGGCTGCGATACGTCGTACAACGAAAGCAGGCACCGCGTGCCACTCGAAACACGGGGCGGATGCACACGCCCCCGACGCATAGACTGAAACCCCCTCGATACCGCAATGACGGCAAGGGGCTTGAACCCGATTAGCTGCGCCGAGAACGCTTTGCCGAGACGTGCGTCACTCGGCATTCACTGACACTAAGTCGGGGCGTGCAGCCCCAACCTCAGCCGCCCCCGCAAAGGGCGGCTGTTTTTCATTTGACTCCCTGGGCAAAGCTGCTATTCTTGTTCTCGAGACCCAACACACCACCAAGGGCCGCTCACGAGGTTCCCACCTATCGACCTCCCCGAGCGGCCCTTTTTAATAGGGAAAGAGAAATGAGTGATCGAGTCGCTACGTTGGACCTCAGAGAAACTGGCCCCGTCACCGTCGACGCTATCGGAGTCAAGATCGACGATCTCGCCCGCTGCGTTGCCTGCATGGACGACGAGCAACAGGCCGCGTTCTTCGACGAGTTCTTTGCACAACTGTGTCTGGCTTGCGGTACTCCTCACCGAGCCGACATGCAGCTCGCCGCCATCGCTGACGAACTAACCCCCGCGGCCATGTCTTGGTTCAGCGATTTCTGGGAGTACGTCAAGGAGGCGCGGACGTGAAAGAGCAAGAGCGGCTGTGGATCACTGTCTGCAAAGGGGTAGCCTTAGCCCTTGCGGCGCTGTCTTGGCTTGTTCCATTTTTCATAATGGCTATGCTGACGGGCTGCGCCGTCAAGCCTCGGCCGTTCTCCCGCGTTGAGGTGCACCACTACGGCACAGACACTACGCCCGGTGCTCAGGCGATGATCGTCTCGGTAGGCCCGCAATGGGAGACGGACAGCGGAACGTTTTCTCTCGGTACAGGGTACCAACTGACGAACGATCGTGGTATCCTCGAGAACCTCTACTCGATCAACCCGGACTTTGTGGCCTGGGGCTCGGACGGTGCGATGTGGCACCTGTCCTTTGATCTATCCTTCGACGGCGAGACCGTCGGAATCTTCGGCATGGCAGCATGGGAGAAAAGCTGGTGAGCCTCGAACCAACATCAAAAGATTGGGCGGCCTACAAACGCTCGAAGGAACCTGTGGGAGACAAAGGGCACTGGGAAAGCCATCGTCCTGCGTGGTGGAAGATCCAGGACATCAAGATCGCTGCTCGCTACAAAATAGGTGACCGAGACCCGATCCAAGATCTCGATTGGGTCCAGTCCGACATCGTCAAGATGGAGATGGAGCAAGAAGACACTGCCGCCAAGCTCTGGCGCACACGCATGTACCTGTGCCTATCAATCGTGGTTCCAATACTGTGGAAACTGACGACGTGAACAAGCAGCCGACCCAAGAAGAGATCGAGCACTATCGGGACCTCGGCCCGTGGTGGTCGCTGCATGAGATCCAGAACCGATCCGACGTTACACCCGTCGCCGCGGCGCACCTGGAGCAGGTGAAGTTTGCAGTACGGGATAACCAGACCCGCCTCATTGATGCTTTAGAGTCGCTCAGGCGCGCGCGTTTCTACTGCCTCGTTTTCGCCCTGGGCTGCGCGTCCTACCTGCTGGAGATGGTGCTATGAGATACTACCCCAAGATCTTCGACGAAGCAAACCAGGCGTCCAAGGACCTGACTCAGGTCTCACACTATTTCGACTGTCTGGGGCAGCACTGCAGGTCCAAGGATGTCGGCGACGCGAACATGACGATGGTAGGCATTCGCACCAGCGCCGTCTGTAGCTGGATCGAGTGCACCGCGTGGCGCGTCGCCTTCGCCATTTGGGCCGTTGCGGAGATCGTCTCGTGACCGACTACAAGGAACACGCGCACGAGATCACAAAGGATCGAGACCAAGCCCTGAGTGATTGGCAGGCAGTTCAGAAGCACATCGTCGAAACCGCCAAGCAGCTCAAGCACTCCGAGACCTGCTGGCACGAGCAGCGCACCGAAGCGCGTGGCTGGAAGTTCTGCGCAATGGTCGGCTGGACACTATTCGCGCTGGCCCTAATCCTCTGAGAACAACATGAGAAAACGCGACAAGGAATTCATGGAGCACGTCCGAGAGGGCGAGCAGATCGCCGAAGACCGACGCAACGCGGTGCGGTACCTCCGCAGTCTCGCGGGCAACAGCCCGACGGTGCAGGTAAGCGTTGAGAACGCGCTGCGTGCCGTGCTACGCACGTCGGACGACGTGGATGGGATCATCGCACAAGCGCCGACCAATCAACTCTCGGACCACCTCATAGGGCGCTTCACCGCCGCCGCTTTCGTTGGGCATCGCATCGAAAAGAACACCGAGCGGCCGTACTCGGCGGTGACCGGTTCGGCGTACTCGGTGATGGGGTTGCTGGACGCGCTGCGAATCAAGACCCTCAGCCACTACGGCATTCCGGGCCTGACCGACGATCAGGCAGACGGATTCTCTGTGCCGGACTGAAGCTCCGAGACGAGGCACAGACAAGCGTACGCGCAATCTCGGTAGATGTCCGCGTGGTTTCGGTAGCTGGTTTCGGTGCCAGCAACCAACAGCCTTTGATGCCCCCGGGAATCGGCTTCCGTAACCGCTGCGTGCAGGTTGAGATTGTAGTTGATGGCCTTGGCCATGGCGTCGAGTTGCCGCGCTGACTTGTGCGCAGTGCAGAAGGTGATGGTGATCATGGTTTCTCCAGGTATTCGTCTTCGTCAGGAACGTAGCCAAGGACATCTTCGACGGTGTTGGTATCCACAGAGAAGAATACGCCGATTGGGTCTTCTCCGCAGATTCGGATATTCAACGCGCCCTTTTCCAGCAGTTCCGTAGCCATCTTCTTCGCGTCTGCCTGATCGTCGGCTATCCACCACATCTTTTTGATCACAGTCCGATTTCCTCCATGAAGGTGTCGATCCAGTCGCCACGGCGTTGCTTACATTTTCAATATACAACAATTCAGCGAGGGCGCAACTACTTTTTCGTGAGAAAGTAGGAACCCCTTCGAGCAGGCTCCAGAAGATATCGATCCGTGTCCACATAGCCCAACTCCTCGGTGGTGATCCGGGCGTTTTCGGTTCGGTTGAAAACAGCCACAGCACGAGCTACGTGCTCCTCGGTAAGCTCCACCACACAGGGCCTGACCCGCTCCCCTCTCTCGTACAGAAGGGAGCATGCGACGTTCAGCTTTGCGTTTTCGGTCATGCCTTAGACTCCGAATTCAGAGATAGCGACGCGCTCCTCGGTTGTCGCCCCATAGCCCGCACAGACGCGGTTCTTGTAACCGGACCAGAAGGCCACCAAGCGACGGCCGTGCTTTTCGGAGGTCTCAGGACCAATAACCACACCACCGTCTACGTCGGCGATCCTGACACACAGGGAGCGAAGAGTACCTTGTCCGCGAATGGTGGTACCTGTATTCTCGTTGGCGGCTGCGTAGGTCATGTCTTTTCTCCGTGTCGGTTGCGTTGCTTACATTTTCAATATACAACAATTCAGCGAGGGCGCAACCGGATTTTCTGTTTTTCTCCAACTTCCCGACGTGGTAGGCTTCAGGTATGGACAAGAAACTGATCAGAACCAACAAGGTGCAGTGTCTGACGTGTAACCAGATTCTCGAGTCCCGGGACATCGACAGCCCAGGCCAGACGATCACGTGCGGGCACGTCAATATTCAGGGAGCCCACCGCTACCTGAACCGGACGGGCAAGCCAGACGTCGACTACAGGGAGCTGTCCAGGTATTGGACAAGGGACGACCAACAGTACGCCTTGGCCCAGGACATCATGAAATCCAGCGGGCCGGACATGACCGTGGTGGCACTGGCGAAGTGCTGGAAGGTCTTCGACTCCCTGCGCGAGTTCATGTCGGACCGATCGCCCGGGCCAGAGGACAGGTCAAAACGCGTGCCACTCGATCGCCGTGTGATCGAGTACATCCACAAACTGGAAGAGGCCGCCTGCGAGCAAGAGGCCGAGGAAGAGGAACGAAGACGTAATGAGTAATCTGGGAGACAAGAAAAAGGGCGCACGCTTCAGGGGAGGCCACAACGTCAGGGGCGGGAGATTCGGTGGGGTTCGACCTCAGTATGATCCCTCGGGAGGGAAGACCGCAATGCGGCCCCGCAAAAAGCAGGACTCGTTCCGGGAACAGCGGATTGTGTTCTTCGCCCTGCTCGAAAACGGCGAGTCCCACATGAGCGCCGCGCAGATCGGCGAGCTGTGCCCAGACCTCGGTCGCTCCGAGGTGTCTTTCGCGCTCAACGCCCTGCGCAATAAGGGAATCATCGAGCGCGCGCAGTGCGACGATGGAATCACGTGGTACCGGTTCACCGAATCGGCCGAACGCTGGAAGAAATACTACGAGGAGCACGACGATGGAAAAGAGTAAGAAGTTCGTTCTACCGAAGGCCTTCACGGACAGAGCCTTCATAGAGAAGAATCCAGGCGCGCAGAAGATTAAGGCAGGCCTCGACACGTACGATCTGAAACGACAAGGCCAGCAACGCGACCCAGCAATCGGTAAGATCTTCGAGGGCCTCACGGAGGGTGAGTTCAGCGTGATCTCAAAGACAGAGGATCCACGCGAGGACAGAGACTACCCCTGTGCGTACTGCAAGGCAGAGGTGAGGGTTTCGACGCTTGTACCTGTGTCCAACGGCAAGGGGCAGCCGAACGCCGCCTGGGTATGCCCAGGGTGTCAGGACACGGCGCAGGCGATGGTCGACGCTAATCGCCAAGCATACCTTTCCGCCGATAGCGAGCCCGAAGAATCCGCGCCGCAAGATCACTCAGGGTAAGCTCCTCTTCCTCGGCCTCCTTGCGCAGCAGATCGACCAAGGCGGGATCGACGTAGAAAGAAATCTTGGCGTGCCCCTTCGGGGGCCGTCCTCGTTTGGTCACGAAAGATTCTCCTTGATGAGTTTGACAATGTGGCTGACGTCCCGAGTGAACTGTACGATGTCGTCCTTGTCCTGAAACACAAACACGGCGACGTCATCACGCGGGTTGACACGAACGCGGCACCCCGATCCAGGGATATTCACCCATTCACGTGGGCGACGGGTGGCTTCGCCGAGTATCTCACCTACGCGTGCGGTTTGTTCTTCAGTCATCACGATTCACCTCGTAGGCGTTTGTCGAGCGCGGCAGAGAACAACTCTCGGTGCTCTTCGTTGCCACACACAACGAAGTACAATGCATGGATCAAATCCATGTCTGCAGCGGTATCCGGGGATAGATCCACGCCGCCGTATGGATAATGCGCCAGCGACTGGTAACCGTAAAGCGACCCCTTACACCAAAGGACCCCGCCATATCCTTGGCCGTGAGAGTTTTCGTACACGTACCAAAGATGGTCAGCATCGAATTCGCTGAAGTCGAGTTCCGGTCCGTCCTGTGAGAGTTTTTCGATCTGCATTTGATTATCCGATCTGATCCCTAATTCGCCTTCGTCTTTCAGGCATGTGCTCTTCATAGGCGAATTCATGCTGTAGCCTGATGTCCTCAGTCATGGCGGCTACGTAAGCCTCCCGGCGTTCCGCCTGTAGATCGTCGAACCTCTTTCCCGCTGTAGCAGTTTCTTCTGTAAGCTGCTCCTTTAGCTTCAGAACTTCTTTGGGTGTGCATCCCTTGCAACAGCCATAAGCTATCCCCATGTGATCCCCGCAGTCTCGGCAGTCGTAGTGTGCCATGGTCGTTTCCTCAGGTAAAAGTCAGCCAGGGCCGTCGTCATGACCCCGGCTCACGGAGTGAGTGTCTACAGGATTCCAAGCTCCAGCATTTCGTCGACGGTGAGTTCGATCATAGTCCGAGTCCTACAGCGATTCCGAAGAGCCCACCGAACCAGCATGCGGCGAGTAGTGTGAGCTTCTTCATGTCGTCGTCTCCCTGTTGCGGTTGCGTTGCTTACATTTTCAATATACAACAATTCCGCAGGAGCGCAACCGGTTTAGTCGAATTTCTGGAAGGTAGCAGTTTTGCCCCGGATCTGGACAGTCCACTCGCTGTTAGCCTTGCGGCCCGTCCAGCACCCATGCTTATTAATGGAGTCCTGGCAGCCGCATGCGGCCCGGTAGCCTTCGTCCGAGTCCTCGAAGTGGGAGAGATCGACCCGGCGGCCACGGACGATGATGCCGACGGTGTATCCGCGTTGGGTTCCGTCCAGGTAGGCGCGTGTGATTTTGTAGGTCTTGGTGGTTGCAGCGATCATGCTCGGATCTCCGTTGCGGTTGCGTTGCTTACATTTTCAATATACAACAATTCGGCGGAGGTGCAATCGGATTTTCAGTTTTCTACCCGCTCGGCTCCCAATCCACGTCGGTCCACCCCTCGATATCCCGGACGCAGCCGGTACCCTCCTCACCTTCCTGGACCTCGTGGAGGATCTGAGAGAGTTCGCTGGCGAGCTGGCAAGCCCAAGAGGAGAGGGCTTCAGCCTCGCAGTAGGCCTCGTCCAAGAGGCTCTCGGCGTCGCTTCGGCCCACTACGTTCTCGAGTTGCTCTCGGAACTCGGCCAGATTGTTGATGTGTACGTTGTCCATTATTCCTCTCCGAAGATGGCAGCGGCGGCGCGCATACCACGCAGCTTGTTAGCGGCGTAGGTGGTGCGAGGGGAAGGTCTGCGCATGAACCTCTTGTTGGCGGAAAGCCAAAGGCGAACGGAGATATCAAACTGATCACCTGCGCGAAGCTGCTGGGTTTTGGTGGCTTGGATCTTCATGGTTGTGTACTTTCTCAGCGGGTGAGATCGCTGAAGTCGACAGGACGATCCTGGCCGTCGGCGTGGTGCTCGTCGTTCATTTCACGAGCCTTGGTTTCTGCCTTCTCGACACCTTCTTCGGCGAGCTTCTTGGTCAACATGGCGGTGAAGTCGATGCGGTAGGTATCGGACATGGTTGGCTCCTCGTGTTGCGTTGCTTACATTTTCAATATACAACAATTCGCTGAGGTGTCAAACGGATTTCTTTTCGCCCCAGTTCTGGGCACTCGGTTCCTTGTACGCGTTCAGACCGTAGCAGGAAACCTCGAGTTCGATATGCGGGCGATCACTGCCGATCCCCCCACGACTGACCAGCTGGCGCCCCAGCGAGAACTTGGTAACCACGTAGCCTTGCTCGGATAGTTGCCGTGCGTGCTGGTTGCGAGCCTTCAGCGCCGCCTTGCGAGCGGCCGTGTGGTCGAACTCGTACCAACCGCTCTTGGTCCAGCGAAAATGAGTATCGGTTCCGTCGAAGAGTTTCTGCACCACGGTACTATGCACCCCCTACCAGCTGACCAGTGGGCCAAGTGCCCTTGCTGCCGTCGTTCCAGCGGATCTCCGCAAACTCTGCCCCAAGATCCAGCCAGATATCCAAGACCACGCCAGAGAAGTGACCAGCGGTGGTGCACCCCTCAACAGGAGAGACGCGGTCGCCGATCTTGAGGAAGTTGTCGTTGGTCATGTCTTTTCTCCGTTGCGGTTGCGTTGCTTACATTTTCAATATACAACAATTCGCTGAGTGTGCAAGGCGTTTTTCAACTTTCCTTGGAAAGAGGTAGGCGTCCGATGTGGTGATCAGCCGGTACCGCGGTACGTTGGGCGACAGGAACAGCAAGGCGGCTACGCGCATTCTTGACGAAACACTCTCGGCCGCCTTCGATCTCGTAATGCTCGCACATTGCGGCATACTGAACCATGACCAACGCTTCGATTTCCTCAACGGTGCGCTCGACATCGGGGAGGTTCTTAGCCAAGTAAGCGTTGACGGCCTCGCATACTTCGCGAAAGATGATCGTGCTGGCGTCTTGGTTGTTGGTCATGTCTTTTCTCCGTTGCGAGTGCGTTGCTTACATTTTCAATATACAACAATTCGCTGAGGGTGCAACCCGTTTCTCGATTTCCCGGATTTTGTCTTGATTCTGGGCAACATGCCGTATTATGGACTCGGTTGCTTTGAGGCGTAGGCCGGGCGCACTGCTCTTGGGTGCACGCCCGGCCCGCCTACGCTTTTCACGAGGATGCTATGAGCTGGCAGAAACACACCGGAGGGATGGTTCCAGAGAACGCGCGGGTGCGTTGCACCTTTGACGTGGCGCCCGGTAAGGAAAATACCGTTGAGGGGGTTTTCGTTGGCTGGTGCGCGAGCGGTACCGAGCTTGCTTTACGGAATGACTGGGGCTTAATCGATCTCGTCGGCGGAATCAACTGGTCTGCGAAGGGAGAGATCTGGAAGGACGAATGAGGCGAACGAGCGAGCCCGTGGAATGGGTAATCAAGGGGGATGAGCTGGTGGCGCGGTGCGGCACTGAGAATGTCGCATGGACGCCTCAGCCGGGATCACAGCACGCGTTTCTATCGTGCCCGAATGACGTATTCGAGGTTCTCTATGAGGGCACGCGCGGCCCGGGGAAGACCGACGCTATCCTGATGTCGTTCTGCCGCCACGTCGACCAGGGCTACGGTGCCGATTGGCGTGGCGTGCTATTTCGTAGGACGTACAAGCAGCTGGCCGACGTCGTCAAGAAGTCGAAGAAGTGGTTTCCACGCTTCTTCCCTGCGGCCACCTACAACAGTACCGAGCGCACGTGGACGTTCCCCGATGGCGAGGCCCTCATCCTCAGCTACATGGAGCGCCCGGACGATTACGACAACTACCACGGGCACGAGTATCCCTTTGTTGCCTTTGAGGAGTTGACGACGTGGCCCACGGATGAGTGCTACAAGCTGATGATGTCGACGTGCCGATCGACGCGGCCCGGCATGCCGCGCATGTATCGCTCGACAACAAACCCGTACGGTGTTGGGCATAACTGGGTGAAGAAGCGTTTCGGATTGCCCGTGCCTCCGCGGGACATCATCGGCAGGGTGATCAAGGATCCGGAAACGAAAGAGCGCCGCGTGGCGATCCATGGATATCTGCAGGAGAACAAAATCCTACTGCACGCGGATCCGAACTACGCCGCGAAGATCGCGATGGCGGCTCGTAACGAGGCCGAGAAAAAGGCTTGGCTCGAGGGGAGTTGGGACATCATCGCGGGCGGAATGTTCGACGACGTCTGGGTTCCGGCCTGGCACGTGTTGCCGAATCTGCATATAAACGACATACCGCGCGGCTGGACGGTCTCGCGCAGCTACGACCATGGAAGCTCCAAGCCCTTCTCGGTGGGCTGGTGGGCTCGATCGAATGGCGAGCCCCTCCGCCTGGGCGATTACTACGTGGGCCATGTCCCGGGCGACATGGTGCGCATCGCGGAATGGTACGGATGCACAGGGAAGGCAAACGACGGACTCAAGATGTCCTCGAAGGAAATCGCGCGAGGTATACTTGAGCGCGAGGCCGACATGGGTCTCACGGGACGCGTCAAGCCTGGGCCTGCGGATTCTTCGATCTTCTCCAATTACGATGGGGAGAAATCAGTCGCTGGGGACATGCGGAAACTGGGAGTTCGCTGGCTGGAGGCAGACAAAAGCCCGGGGAGTCGAATTCAGGGCTGGGAGCAGATTCGCGACATGCTGAAAGCGGCACTGCCCGATGTAAACGGGTACCGGGAGCATCCCGGTATGTACATCTGTGCTCGCTGCACGGACTTCCTTCGCACTGTTCCTGTTCTGCCTCGTGACAAAAAGAAGATCGACGACGTGGATACCGAGTCCGAGGACCACATCGGGGACGAGACCCGGTACCAAGTGCGCCGCAAGCATACGCAAACTGTTTCCAAGAGCTGGGTCTGATAGATGCCTGATAAACCCGATCCGTCGATTCCGTCCGCCGCATACGAGGCGATGTCTCCCGTTTGGCAGAAGATCCAGACGCTTCTGGACGGAACCCCCTCGATGCGCGCCGCTCGACAGTGGACATTACCGCGCCACGAGAATGAATCGGATGGTTCGTACGAGGAGCGATGGCAACGAGCCACTCTCCTGAACATGACGTCGTTGACGCTCGACCAGTGGGTCGGCCGACCGTTTAGCGATCCGGTAAAACGTTCGGAGGATATGCCCCCTGAGGTAGACGAGTGGATGGATGACGTCGACCTGCAGGGGAACAACGTGACGACGTTTGCGCGTCAGTGGTTCCGCGAGGGTCTGGCCAAGGGCTACGCCCACGTGCTCATCGACTTCCCAGAGGTGGACAAGCAGGGTCGAACGGCAGCGGACGACGTGCGTGATAACCTGCGGCCGTTCATGTCGCTGATTCGCCCGGAGGGGCTGATCTTCGCCGAGGTCCGCAAGGTCTCGGGCAAAGAGACCTTGACGCACGTCCGTATCGTAGAGAATCAACGCAAGCGCGTGGGGTTCGGTGAGATTACCGAGGAGCGCATCCGGATCTTCGACCGAATCCTCCCGGGCGAAACGCCGTTCTCGCTGATCGGTTTCGCAGAAGCGCAAGAGCTGACTGCGGAAAGCGTCAAGGAAATGGAGACGAATGAGCCTGAGAGGTTCAATCAGATCAACGCTCCGGGAGTATACGTCACCACCTGGATCAAGAACGAAGACAATGATTGGATCGTGGAGAAGAACCCTCGCCGCATAGAGGGTATCGACGAGATTCCGCTGGTGACATTCTACTCCGTGCCGCGCGATGAGTTCATGGTGACGAAGCCGCCGCTCGAGGATCTGGCCGACCTGAACGTCAACTGGTTCCAGTCGAATTCCGACCAGAACCACATCCTGACCGTAGCTCGTTTTCCCATCCTGGCTGCGACAGGCGTATCAGAAGAGGGCGACATCACCATCGGCCCAAAGAACGCACTGATCGATCCGAACAGTGGCGCCAAGTTTATGTACGTCGAGCACGAGGGGAACGCTATCGAGGCGGGGCGCAAGCATGAGGCGGACCTCGAAGAGCAGATGGGCCACTACGGCGCTCAGTTCATGAAGAAGCAATCAGGCAACCAGACTGCCACGGCGCGAGCGCTGGACAGTGCCGAAGCTACGTCCCCCTTGCAGGCAGGTACGATGGTGTTCGAAGACGCGCTGAACACGGCCACCGCCTTCATGGGCGCGTGGGAGAATATCGAGAACGTAGGCACGCTCGAGATCGTCAAGGACTTCGGCCCAGAAGAGTTGGAAGGGGACGACCTGAACTCCCTGGTCAAGGCCCGCGAGATGGGCGACATCAGCCGCCCGAAGTTCCTCCAGGAACTGCACCGCCGCGGCGGCCTCGCTGACGAGTTCAATTTCGATGAGAACGAAGCCGAGCTGAAGACAGAGCAAGGATCGCTCGAAGATGACGACACGCTGAAGGAAGACCTGGACCCGTTCGCGGAGAAGTAATGTCGAGGCCAAGAAAACATTTCAAAACGGACGCCGAACTACTGGCGTCGCTAATGACCTTCGTGCATCACGAGGAGTCTTGCGCCACGCAGGACCTGGAAAACCCGCAACGCTGTTCGTGTGGTCTGGCCACACTGGAGCGAGAAGCGAACGCGCGCATTCGCAAGCTGGAACCACATGATCGGTAAGTCGCTCGATTGGATCTACGATTTCATCCTGTGGGTGGCGTCGTTCCGACCGCGCCTGGACCTATGCCACGCAACCCAGCGCGGACTGAAGTTCCTCCCGGGTGGGCGAACCAAGGTTATCAAGCCTGGGCTTTATTGGTGGTGGCCGCTAACCACTGATGTCAAGGTTATCGAGGTCAACTACTCGTCGCCCGAGATCGAGGGGCAGTCACTGATGACGAGAGACGGGCGAACGGTTTTCGTGCGCCCCGTGGTAATCTTCAAAGTCGTTGACGTTGAGAAGGCGCTCACGTCCACGTCCGGCTACACGGAAATGCTTTCGGACGCCACGATGAAAGCCCTGACGGGCTATGTGCGGCAACACACCTTCAGCGTGCTGGTAGCAAACTCCGCAGACTTGGAGATGGACACCATCTTGAAGAAGTGGGTCACCGAGGACGCAGAGAAGCATGGGCTCGAGGTGCTGGAGGTGTTTGTGGCCGACATTGCCGTTCATGCCGTCTTCCGTCACGTCGGCGGAGCTGGCGCAGTGGTAGCACCACCAGAAGAGGAAGCGGAGGAAGAATGAGGCAGTATCAGGTTCCAGAAGAACGCCGATCGAAACCCTGTCGATACCACAACCTCAACCAGCTTGAGCGCGGAACGATTACCAATGGCTGCGGCGGGAAGGGTGGATGGTTCAAGGGCCCGGACGGCATGTTTCAGTGCCCGTGCCGACACCACGACTTCAACTACTTCGTCGGGGGTAGCCCAGAAGACCGCAAGAAAGCCGATGTCCAATTCTTCCAGGCTATGATGCTGGAGGCAGGTTGTGCGCGCACCTGGTTCGAACGACTGAAGAAGCGCGGCTGCGCGCACGTGTACTACCGCGCAGTACGCACGTTCGGCTCGAAGTTCTTCCATCACACCAGATGGCTGGGATCAGATAACAATCCGCACGTCTGGCTACGACTCGAGCGCGCCATGGACGCGGCAGGAGCCGACCCAAGAGAAGCTGAATTCGACTAATGGCCACGGTCAACGAAGAATACTTTGACGCGCAGGTCCGGCACCAAGTCGGCGTGCGCCGCTTCGCCTCGGGAGAGGTGAAGCAGATGCTTAAGATCCTCAAGCAGGCGGATCAAGAGCTGGCGGTCAAGCTGCGTAAACGACTCGCAAAGATGGGTGGCGGCGAAGGCTTGACCGAGCGCCGCATACGTCAGCTCATGCAGTCAATGCGAGAGACGCGCGGCGCGCTCTGGCGTGAGGTGAAGAAAGAGATCCGAGGAGATCTCTCCGCGCTGGGGCCGATCGAAGCAGACTTCGAGAAGCGCATGATCGAGGCCGTCGTCCCGTTCGACATCGATCTGGCCGCCGTCGACCTGGGCAAGCTGCGCCGCATCGCCACGTCACGACCGTTCCAGGGCCGTCACCTTCGGGACTGGTTCGGGCGCCTCCAGCAGGCAGAACAGCAAGGGCTCCAGCAGGCCCTCCGCATGGGTATGACGCAGGGCGAGGGCGTCAACGACATCGTGCGCCGCGTGATCGGCACACGCTCGCGGGGGTTCACCGACGGAGTACTGGCCACCTCTCGTAGGAACGCGGAGGCGGTCGTCCGCACGGCAGTCAACCACGTTTCGAACCGAGCGCGCGAGGATGTGTGGGACGCCAATGCCGACATCATCCAGGTGCTGCGGTGGACAGCCACCTTGGACGGACGCACCTCCGCCGTATGCCGAGGACGCGACGGACGCTTTGCCCCTGTGGGCAACAAGCCGCTACCAGAGGAGTTCCGGGACCGCGCGCTGAGCCCACCGCGAGCCCGCCCGCCCGCGCACATCAACTGTCGATCGCTCATGGTCGCCCAGCTGGACTCGGACGGACTCCTGGGCGAGAGGCCTTTCGTGCGAGACACCCGAACGCGCCGCGTTCGTGAGATCGACTTCCGAAAGATCGCCAAAGAGCAGGGGCGGAGCATCCAGTCCGTGCGAAAAGAATGGGGCGACAAGAACATCGGCAGGGTTCCCGCAGAGACGGACTACCAGTCATTCCTCAAGCGTCAGCCCACTGGATTTCAGGACGACGTCTTGGGAACCACGAAAGGCAAGCTTTTCCGAAAAGGGGACTTGACTCTGGACAAGTTCGTTGATAGAAACGGTACGGAGCTTACGATCTCGCAGTTACGTAAGCTACAGCCTGATGCGTTCATCAAGGCTGGGTTAGATTAAGCCTCCTCGGTTGGGGGCTTGTGTATGTCGGCGGGGTGAGCCCCTGACCGGCGAGTGATTCGCCATGCACAGAGGAGGTTATGGCACATGAAGTTCATTCTCGGAGACAACTTGAAGATCGATTCCCTGGAAGGTGTTCCAGGAGATCTGAAGCCGCTCTATGTGGAGCAGGCCGATGGCGGCTTCGCACTCGGTGATGACGCAGCCACCAAGGCCACCGTCAAGGTGATCGATGGTCTGGGCCGATCCCTGCGCGCTTCGCGTGAGGAAGCGGATGAAGCCAAGAGGAAGGCCGTCGATCTGTCGAGCCTTTCGGAGTACGGAGAGGGTCCGGAAGAGATCGCTGCGGCGATCACACAGAAGATGGAAGACCTCCAGAAGAAGGTTAAGACCAAGGGTGACAACGAGGGTACTCTCGAGAAGCTTCGTCAAGACCTCAAGGCTGCCCACGGGCTCGAGCTGACGAAGAAGGACGAGGACATCACCTCTCTGACAGCGCAGCTGTCCGAGGTCCTGGTGGACCAGAAGATCAAGAGTGCCATCGGGGACTCTGCCGTCAACCTGGACATCGCCACGCGGGTCATCTCGGACTTCATCGACACGGACCGGGACGAGAAGGGAAACTTCGTCGTGCAGGTTGTCGACAAGGACCGTGATCCTCGGAAGAATCCCGCCACAGGAGAGTTCCTGGCCATCGGCGATCTCGTCGGGGAGATGAAGAAGAGCGAAACCTACGGCTCGCTATTCAAGAGCGAGAAGCCCAGCGGATCCGGGCACGAGTCCGGCGCCGCCTCCGCTGCCCGCCAAGCGGCAGGTAATGCACCTGACGCCTCTCCTGTATCGAAGATCTCCGCGGGGCTCGCCGCGCGGTAAATCATCCCGCCCCGACGTCATGGTAATATCGTAGTTCTTGCCGATCGAGTGATTCGATCCGCGCCTTCCCCGGATGGGTGATCCTGAGGGGACGTAACCGTCACCTGAATTTTCATCCCATCAGAAGGAGCACCGAATCATGGCTTCCGTCACTTTGGTCGAATCGGCCAAACTCGCACAAGATCAGCTCGTCAGTGGTGTCATCGAAACGATCGTCACTGTCGACCAAATGTTCCAGATCCTCCCTTTCCAGGGGATCGACGGTAACTCGCTCGCGTACAACCGCGAACTCTTGGAAGGTGGCGCTGGCGTCATCGGTGTCGGCGGACTCATCTCCAGTGGCGCTACGGACGTCCTTCTCGGTGGAAACACCGCGAAGAATGCTGCGACGTTCACCCAGGTGAACTCGAACCTCACCACGATCATCGCGGACGCCGAGGTCAACAACCTCGTCCAGTCCACGCGTTCGGGTGACGGGAACGACCAGAAGGCCGTTCAGATCGCCTCCAAGGCGAAGAAGGTCGCACGCTCGTATCAGCACATGCTGATCAACGGCTCGGGTGCGTCCAACCAGTTCAGCGGCCTCTTGAATCTTTGCCCTGCGGGTCAAACGATCTCGGGCGCCGTGAATGGTACGCAGTTCAGTTCACTGAAGCTGCTTGACGACCTCATGGCCAAGGTCAAGGACAAGGACGGCCGCGTCGACTATTTCGCGATGAACATTCGCGAGATCAACGCGTACTACGATCTCCTCCGAACCCTCGGCGGCGCGTCGATCGGAGAGGTTGTCACCCTCCCGAGTGGGGAGCAGGTCCCCGGCTATCGTGGCGTGCCGATCTTCCGCAACGACTTCATTCCTATCACGCAGACTCAGGGTACCGCCACCAACGCTACCACGATCTTCTGTGGGACGATCGACGACGGCTCGATGTCCACGGGTATCGCAGGCATCACTGCCTCGAAGGCCTCGGGTATCAACGTCCGAGAGGTCGGTCAGGCGGAGGACAAGGACGAGTCGATCACTCGTTTGACGTGGTACTGCGGGCTCGCGCTCTTCTCGGAGCTGGGTATCGCATGTGCTGACGGCATCTCGCCGACTGGCGCCGTGTACGTGTAAGCGAAAGTTTCTGACGGCCGCCATATCTCAGCCCTGCAAGCTGGTGGTGTGGCGGCCGTCTTTTTTGAGAAAAACAACAGGAGACCACGAGGATGCTTTTCCTCTCGATTCAAGATACGGTGCATGAAAAGTTCACCGGGTTCATGCACGGCGCGAATTGGTTCGACGGAATTTCCGCACACAATGTCACCGCTGACGAGGCGGAAGGCGTTCGCCGTGTTTTCCATCGCAACCTTCAAGCAGTGGAGATCAGCGAAGATGAAGCTCTCAATACCCTCCGTAGCCACGAGGCTCTCCAGTCCATTCCGCACGTGGAGCGCATCGTTTCGGAGGACGGGCGGACTGCCGAGGAACGCAACAACGCCGGGCAAGGTGCAGGTGATTCCGCGGGAGGGCCAACGGGGGATGGAGCCCCCAACGGGGACAGTGTGGGGTCCAGTGCTGAGCGCCTCCAACAGATCGCCGTTCTGATCCGCAACCTCGACGAAGACGAAGACGACGCGTGGACCGACGCCGGGCTACCCGCCGTAGAGGCAATCTCAGAAGCCCTTAAGCAAAACGTCACGCGAGACGAGATCACTGCGGCCCTTCCGGATTTCAAGCGCGGCGACGCCTAAGGTACCGTGAACTCAGATGCTTCGACCTACCCATCGACGCTCCTCAACGCAGGACTCCGACGGCCTCGCCGCGGTGTACGACGTGTCGAGGTCGAAGCATCTGAGTGCGGCACGTCCGGTATTCACCTTCGGATTCAACCACCGCAGAGCCAAGCCGAACTTCTATCTCCGATCGACAGGGGACCTTCCGTCCTCCGCGTCGGGCTACCTACTTCCTCGTAATGCCACAGTCACAGCCATCACAGTCAAGCTCGCAGACGTGGGCACAGGCTCGCTTGACGTCCAGGTGGAACGCGGGGGAACCTTCCTTCTTGTGTCGTCCGTGACCCTCACAGGCGAGGATGAGAAGGTGCTAACAGGTCTGGACGTGGACGTTCAGGCAGGGGACGCGCTCGCCGTGAGGGTGGGCACCGGACCCGTCAATTTTCCAGTGGTGAGTGTGGAACTCGCCTGGCGTCTCACCCTATAAGGAGAACCGGCCCATGGCAATGTGGGATATCACGATCAAGAATAACTCGGGCGGCGCCGTCGTCATCGAGGACATGGGCATCACGCTGGCGAACGGCGCAGCGGAGAACTTCGCCGAGTCGTTCAGCTATACACAGATCGCCGACTCAGACGACCTACGCACGCTCGTCACCGCGGGTACGCTCGTAGTCAACGACGGCGCGGCAGACCTGTCCGCCGCGGACGGAACCTTCCGCCTGACGATCCACAACATCGAGGAAGTGCGCAAGGACCACTACACCAAAACGCAACTCTCCTCAGGCACCGCGGGTGTCAATGTCCACTGGGACAATATCACGAACGCCCCGAGCTTCGGAGCGCCTACGTGGTTGGCGCCTGTGCGATTCCGCGTCACAGCCATCGCTGCATCGGCGCCGGTAAGCCCCGCCTCGGGTGACGTCTACGTCAATACCACGAACAACCCGGACGAGTACCACAAGTGGAACGGTGTGGCGTGGGTCAGTCAGGGCAACGCCGCGGATGGGGATCGAGTGATCGACCTGTCGACCGGCGCGGAGCTGATCCAGGTCTACTCGACGACGGGCGACGCGTGGACGGCGGAAGCGGCCAACGCCGACAACGACGCAGCTATCGTGGACGACGACGGCGACGCCAAGGCGGCGCAGTACTCGTACAACACCACTGGCACGACATGGAGCAAGATTGCCGATGTCGACTTCGGCGGACACCTCGACGGCGCGGCGGGCAAGCACGACGCGTCGGAGGTCGACGTCGAAGGTACCTACACCAACATCTCGGGCACGCCCACGGATCTCGAGACCACCATTTCAGCGATCGACACAGCGCTGGGTGCGACCAACACTAACACCCTTGATGAAGCGTACGACGAAGGCGGCGCAGGCGCAGGGCGAACCGTCACGGCGGACACAGGGGCTGTTGTCCTGGACGCGTCCGCTGCGACCAACGCTGGGCTGCAGGTGACGCCGCATGCGACGCTGCCCACCACGGGGCTCTCCGCTGGACAGGTGGCCGTAAAGGACAACATCCTTTATGTCTACGACGCCACGCGCACAAAGTGGCTCTCCGCCCAGCGGTTGACGTTGACGTTTGGTCGAAAAGGTGCTACACGTGACCAGTACCTAAACTTCGGGGTCGGTGAGCTGCCGTCGAATAACGCTGGGTTCCGCATGCTCCGCAACATGACGATTACAGGCATCTCGGCGCAGCTCGACGCGTCTGGTACCTGCACCGCGGAGATTCGCAAGAACGATTCCGCCACGATCATCGCTTCCGAAGCTGTGGCCGCTGCTCTGGGAAGCCAAGATGGAGCCATCAACGTTGACGTAAACGTGGGTGATTACCTGCAGTCGTACCTGGAAAGCACGGCGAAGGTGCAGGATCCAGTCGTCGTTGTCGAACTGGCCTACCGCGAGTAATAGGGGGAGTCGTCCGTGCCTACTACGATCATAGTTAAGAACCCGGGAGCTTCTTCCGTCGGTATCCAGGACATGGGTATCGTACTGGAGGCAGGCACTCAGGAAACGTTCGTAGGCACGGACGGCAGCTTCTCTATCGGAGACGTTTACGAGAGCGTGGATCTTGCGACCCATGTGGGCGCCGGAACCCTCGTTATCCATGACGGCACGTCTGACCTCTCCGCCGCGGATGGTGTGAAGCACGTTAACGTGCAGACCCAGCTCGAGGACGAACCAGAGGATTCAGGGGGCACAGGTAATCACGTAGGTAGCTCAGCCCCCACGGGCACGCCCGCCGCAGGAAACCTCTGGTTCCACACAGGTACGGGGCAGAACCTGCTTTACTGCTACGACGGCTCACGCTCGAAGTGGTTGTCCGTGCAGCGTCTCGTATTCGCCTACGGAAAGAAGGGCAAGGCCAAGGACGTCTACATGGAAGCGCTCGACGGAATCGGCGAGCCTGAGTCCATGTACGACATGCTGAGAAACGCCACAGTAACCGGGATCGGAGTTGCAGCGGAAGAGGTACACAGCGGCGCAGCTATTGATATCGAGATTCGCGCGAACGAAGTCAAGATCGGACACATCGACACGACCGTGTCCGAGCCCTTCGCCGCACGAGACGAGAACCTGAACCTCGACATTGCCCAGGGGGCGATGCTTCAGCTCTACATCAATTCACCCAACAACAAAAAAATTGAAGACACGGTGGCTTGGGTAGAAGTCGCCTGGAGGGCCTCCTGATGATAATGACGGTGCGTAACACCACAGGAGGAGACGTGGTAATCAGGGATCTGGGAATGTTCACCATCGCCGCAGGCGAGACGGAGGACATCCTGGATCAACTGCCGCTGTACCGCATTGCGGACTCGAAAGGACTCTTGGAGAAGGTCCTGGACGGTAGCTTGGTAGTGAACAATGGAGAAGTGGACATGACGGCAGCGGAAGGGGCCATCTATTTGGCCTTGCAACCGGTAGCGATCGGACCTAAGGACCCGAGCGGGAAGATGCGTGTGCATCAAAGCTCCCGCCCGCTGGGCACCAGCACGCTGTGGGCAGGATCAGGAGACGACCCGACAGTACCGAAGGACGTCGGCGGGGGCGCTACGTTCGAGTTCGTGCACGAAGCGAACGACGCGGACGGCGAGAGTCAGCACAGGCTGATCGACCTGAACACGATCGGCAACAAGACCTATCTGCACGAAGCCTTGCTGACGTGGAAGGGTGCCGATATGGACAAGGTAACCGCGGGGATCGTTCCGCGTACGGTCACAGTCGGCACGAGCACCGGGACGAAGTACATCCTCGACCCAGGCGGTAGCGGCATGGTCCTACCCTGCGAGGTCACAGGCGGCGCAGATTCGGGAACGACAACCGTGTCCGACGATCTCGCGAAGTCCGACGGCGGCCTCGTGCAGATGTTCGAAGACTTCGACACGGGGGTCAAGCCACCCTCGTTCTGGAATGCGACCTGGAACCCCACGACCGAACGATTCGAAGACATCACCGCCGCCCCATTGGGCGATGGCGAGTTCAACATCTTCTCCGTCGAGGCGTACCTACTCCGCTTCTTCATCAACGTCCCGATGCTGGGCGACGGGTTCCAAATCTTCAACTCGAGCGACACCAGCCCGATCGGGCACGGGCTCCGGATCAAGATCGAATGGAAGACGGAGGATGCCGCCCGTGAGTGGAAGCTGGCCGCGGTCCTGATCATGCACAGGGAGAAGACCACGTGAGCACGAGCCTGGGTACGAAGGACGCCGAGCATCAGGAGGACTTCGCGGTGTCGGACGCCGCGGGCAGCCCTGTTACGGGGCTGGTGCAAGCCAGCTTCACGACGGAACTCTACGAGGAGAACGATAGCCTCTCGGCTCTTCCAGTTACCATCACCGAGTTGGGCGGTGGAGGCTATCGCGCCAAGTTCACCCCAGATGCATCTGGGAGCTGGTACCTGACGGTCAAACATGCCACCCACTTCCCGGACGGGCAGGCTGCCCAAGTGCAGGTCTTCGACGGTAACCTCAGCGGCATTTACGCAGCCGCGGAGAAGTCTCGTAAAATAGAGACCAATAGGGTAGTGATCAGCGCGGATGGGCTGACGATCACGGTGTACGAAGACGACAACACCACGATCGCCTTCCAGCTTTCACTCTCCGCCGATCGCTGCACGAGGACCCCGATTCCGTAATGGCCACAAAACCCAGCCTCTACCCACTCTTCATGAAGAATGAGATCTTCCCCGCAGGGACGAAGGTTGTCGTGGTGGAGCCCGTCGATACCTTTCTCCAAGACGAGGAGATCGACGTCGAGGTGCAAGAGGAGAATATCTCGGTGACCGTGGCGGACGAGGCCTTGACCGTGACAGTAGACGACAACAACATCGACGTGGAAGTCAGCTGATGGCAACTCTGAAACCCCAAGACACCGACCTGTGCCGATCCCGCGGCGACACGGAACCATTGGTCATCACGATCAAGAAAGACGGCACCGCCATCGACGTGTCGGGCTGGTCCTTCAAGTTCACCGTCGACCCCTCGAGCGATCCGACCGTCGACACAGCGAACCTATTCCAGCTGACGGGGACCTTCGTAACCGACGGCACGGACGGGCAGGTCCAGTTCTCGCCGAGCGCCGTACAGATGGACATCACCCCGGACATCTACTTCTACGACATCGAGCGCACCGACGGTGCGGGTAAGATCCGCACCATCATGAGTGGCCAGTTCGAGGTCCTGCAGGACATCACGAAGTAATGGCTTTCACCACACAGAACGACAGCGGGTCCATCGATAGCGCCAACGCCTACATCACGGTGGCCTTCTTTAAGACGTACCACAAGGACAGGGGCAACGTATTCTCGGCAGGCACCGGGGCGATCGAAGACGCCGTAATCAAGGCGACGGACTACGTCGATGCCCGCTTCCGCTACGTGGGCGATCGTACGCGCCGCGCGCAGCGCACGCAGTGGCCGCGCCTGGGAGCACATGACCGCTCGGAGGATCTTGTCCAGGGGATCCCGTTCGAGATCCAGGAGGCCACGGCAGACCTCGCGCTGATCGCCCTGACGAACACGCTGGACCCAACACCGACGCGGGACGATACTGGCCGCGCGGTGGAGAGCAAGCGCGAGAAGGTTGGACCGATCGAAGAGGAGACCACTTACGCGAACGGAGGCATCTCGCTGAATCGTCCGGAGTACCCAGTGGCAGACAACAAGATCATTCTCGCGGGCCTGACGGTGCGCGGTACAATCTTGAAGAGGGGCTGATGGCACGCTTCGATTCCGCGATAGCTCTGGCGAAGCGGCTGATCCTGAAGAACGGAGAGACGGCGACATTACGCCGACCGGTCGATGGAACACTGGCAGACGCCACCAAGCCTTGGGAGGGCACGGCAGGAACTCCGCACGACGCAAAAGTCGCCATGGTTTTCCTGGGGGAAGAGTCCGCCAGGTCCTTCGGGCTGATGCTGAAATCAGGGGAGCAGATGGTTTTGATCGCCGCGGACGACCTGGCGACGACGGGGCCATCCTCCGTGCGATTCAATCCGGATCCTTCGACAGACATCATTCTGCGGGCTGACGGCGAGCGTTGGTCGCTCGTGAAGCGTAAGCCGCTGAAACCAAACGGACAATACATCCTGGAAATCCTGGTAGTCAAGAAATGAGCGCCACTTTCGACGTAGCACGAGACGAGATGTACGGCACCTTCCGCACCGCGTGGGAGGCGGGCGCTGGTGCACACAACTCGGGAACCGTGCCGACGGTGTTCTACGACGGACTCGGCAAAGAGGGTGAGAAGCCTCACTCCGCCCCCTGGGCTCGAGCTCAAATCAGACACTTCGCAGGAGATCAAGCAGCGTTCGGAGGCACGAACCTCTATGAGCGAACAGGAACGGTAACGATTCAGATCTTTCAGCCCCTGGGCAACAACCTCTCGCAGTGCGAGGAGTTGGTCAAGGTGGCCAAGGGGGCGTTCGAGGGAGTATCCACGACGTCCTGTGTCAATTTCTACAGGGTTCGAATGATCGAGGTGGGCACCACTGAGTCGTGGTACCAAATGAACGTCCTCGCGGATTTCGAGTATCACGAGACAGGAGCATAAGGGATGGCTAAGAACACCCTCAGCGGTAACGGTACCGGACTTCGCGTTGCGGAAGAGGAGACGGATTGTGTCGGCGTTCTGCCCACGACCCCGAACTGGCGCGAGCGCGAGCCGAACAGCTACGGAGACTTCGGCGGCGAAGTCGTTACGGTGCCTCGTGCGCCAATCACCTCGGACCGGCAACGTCGCAAGGGCTCCAAGGTCGACGAGAACGCTTCAGGCGCGTGGAACGAGGACCTAACCGCGGCGAACCTCCAGGAAGATCTGCAGGGGTTCTTCCTTGCGGACCTGCGGAACAACGCCGAGTTCTCGGCGATCACCAACGTCGACGGAACCGCGGAAGAGTTCGACGCCGCATCCGGGCTTGGCGTCTTCGATGTCGGCAACCTGATCTTCGTGTCGGGGTTCGTCAGCTCAACCAATAACGGGCTCAAGCGTGTGACCAGCTCCTCGGCTACGGCCGTCGGAGTGGCGGAGAACCTTGTCGACGACGCCTCGCCCGCGGCTGGGCACAAGATCGTTCGCGTCGGTCATCGTGCGGGCGCAGGGGATATCGATGTCGACGTGTCGGGCTCGTTGCCGAAGATCACGTCTACCACGCTCGATTTCACGACGCTGGATCTGATCCCGGGCCAGTGGGTGTTCCTGGGCGGAGACGCCGTGATCACCAAGTTCACCAACGCGGCCAACAATGGCTTCAAGCGGATCCGAAGCATCACGGCTACGGAGATCGTGTTCGACAAGTCGGACTCTACCATGGTTGTGGAGGCCTCAACGACGGAGACGATCGAAATCTTCTTCGGGCGCGTGCTGAAGAACGAGAAGGGCGCACTGATCAAGAAGCGTTCGTACCAACTCGAGCGTCAGCTTGGTTCGGACACGAACGGAGTCATGTCGGAGTACATCGTCGGCGCCTTGCCCAACGAAGCGACGCTGAATCTTCAGACCGCGGACAAGGTCAACATTGATCTGTCGTACGCGGCGCTTCGCAGCGAAATCCGAGACGGCACAACCGGGGTCAAGACGGGAACCCGTCCGGACGCCATTGGTGGTGACGCCTACAATGCCAGCTCGGACGTCAGCCGCCAGAACGTGCACGTTGTCACGGCCGGGAACGAGGCGCCTACCAAGCTCTTCGCTTTCTTCCGTGATCTCACCATCACGATCAACAACAACTTCACCATCGACAAGGCCATCGGATCTGACGGCGGCATCGACGGTACGGAGGGCTTGTTCCAGGTCGGAGGTCAGTTCACCGCGTATTTCGCCGACACGGCAGGTGTCGCCGCGGTCAAGGCGAACTCGGATGTATCCCTGGATCTCCATTTCGTCACCAAGAATAAGGGGATCACGTTCGACCTACCACTCATAACCCTGGGTGACGGTCGACTCAACATCGAGCCCAACCAGGCCATCACGCTGCCTGTCAGCACGGAAGCGGCCTCGGGTGCAGACGTGGACGCTACGGCGCTCGATCACACTCTTCTCATGCAATTCTGGGATTATCTTCCTACTGCCGCTGACTAAGTGGTAAGATAATCCAAGTTGGTCAGGATATGACGTCGGGGCGGTCTCATTCTTGAGGCTGCCCCGTTTTTCAATTCAGGAGGAACACATGGGTTTACGGGATCGATTCAGCACGGACACGGACTTGGAGATCGAAGGCGTCTGGTGCGACTACGGCGAAGGCGTGCGGGTGCAGGTGGGACGCGCGGGAGGCGCGAACGTGGACTACCTCAAGGCCACGGAGGATCTCTACCGGAAGCACAAAACCCTCATCGACATGGAGGCCATGCCCGCCGCGTTGGCCAACCAGTTGATGCTCGAGGTGTTCGCACGAACGATCGTCAAGGAATGGGTAGGTGTCACCCAGGACGACCTTTTCCAGAACGGCATCCTCGAAGAAGCTCCCTGCACGACGGAGAACGCCGTCATCTTCCTCAAAGAGTTCGACGTCATCCACAAGGACATCAAGAAGATCTCGGACGGTAGCAGCGCCTATCGCAAGAAGGTCGACGAGGACATCGCAAAAAACTAATCGAGTGCCTACTCTACCGGCTCGATAATGACCCCGACTTCGAGCGCCAGATTGTGGAGCAGGCACTGCGATGCCACGGAGGCAGGATCCCCGAGAGCATCCTGAACGCACCAGAAGCCAACCCCGAGGGGCTGCTGTACTGGCATGCGTTCGAGGATCTCAGTTCCTGCCGTCCCGTAGGCTGGGGAGATCTCCCCCGAATCCCCTGGACCGCGATGGACCGATGGGCCGAGAGGCACGGCCTATCTGCGGACCAGTTTTCCTCTATGAAATTCATCTTGGGTAAGATGGACGAAGCAATGAGGGTTCGGAGCAGGGAGCAAAATGGCGACAAGCCGAACGCCGAAAGAGTTCGGCAGGAGGATGCGGATTCAGGCCGCTGGTCTGGCAAAGGGAGTTGAGCAGCTCATTCGTGGGACGTTCTTGGTAGTCGATCAGGTCGCCGTGATCGAAACTCCCATCGATACTGGACTGGCAAGGGCGAACTGGATCGCGAGTACGACGGTCCCCGCCGAAGGGGAGAACCCTCCCGACATCACGGGAGGCCAAGCACTTCAACAGGCGCAGTCCGTCGTAGGTACTTATCGCCTCGAGTTCGGGCCGATCATGGTCACGAACAATGTCAGCTATATCATCTTTCTGGATCAGGGGTCCAGTCGGCAGTCACCGAAGGGGATGACAGCTGCAGCACTGAACGCGGGTATTCAGCACATTCGAAAGAACGTGACTGGAAAGATTCTTCCGACGGGGTAAAGCATGGCACGCGAAAGACTGATCATCGAGGTCAGCGAGCAGGGTACACGCGTAGTCAAGCGTAACATCGGCTCGATCGGAACGGAAGCGGAAAAATCGCTTCAGGGCGTGAACCTCCTGAAGAAGGCGCTTGCTGGGTTTGTCGCCTTCGAGTCCATCCGCAGGGCAACGCGCGTTCTGGCCGGGTTCGAGCAGCAGATGGCGACGGTCCGTGCCATCACGGGTGCGACCGACCAGCAGTTCCAAGCCCTCCGCCGCACAGCTCGAGACCTGGGCGCCACCACGCGCTTCTCCGCGTCCCAAGCCGCCGAGGGGATGACGTTCCTGGCTCGGGCGGGATTCGACGTCCAGGAATCGATCGAGACCATCGACGACACTCTCCGCCTCGCCCAGGCTGGGGCGCTCGATCTGGGCTCCGCTGCGGACATCGCCTCGAATGTGCTGACTGGGTTCCGGCTCGAGACGGATCAGGCCGCGCGCGTCGTGGACGTCCTGGCGTTCGCTGCGAACAACGCCAACACCGACGTGCTGCAGCTCGGTGAGGCTATGAAGTTCGTCGCCCCCGTCGCCGCGGGAGTCGGCGTGGACATCGAACTGGCCGCCGCAGCGATCGGTAAATTGTCGGACGCAGGCCTCCAGGGCTCGCTCGCGGGTACCGGTCTGCGCCGCGTGCTCTCGGAGCTGGAATCACCTGCCGCCAAGACCGTCAAGCTGCTCGACTCCCTGGGCATCACGGCCGATCAGGTGCGCGTCAGTCAGGTGGGGCTGGTCGAAGCCATGACCCGCCTACGAGACGCGGGCGTTGATACCGGACTGGCTCTTGAGCTGTTCGGGGACCGCGGCGGCCCTGCGTTCGAGATCCTCCGTAATGCCATCGCACCGCTCGAGGAGATGGAGGAAAAATTAGACGCCGCGGGAGGTACCGCAACACGTATTTCCGCAATCATGGACGACAACCTCAACGGCGCACTACTCTCGCTCGTCTCGGCCGCCGAAGCTGTCGTCCTCTCCCTGGGCGAAATAGGCGCAACGTCCGGGCTCACGACGTTCATTCGCAACGTCGCTTCGGGTGTCCGCTTCCTCTCGGACAACGTCGAGATCCTCACGGGGTTCCTCTCCGGCCTGGGCATTCTCGCCATTCCGAAAGTCATCGCTGGGCTGAAGGCCATCAGTGCGCTGCTGCTCGCTAACCCATGGGCTGTAGCTATCGTTGCTATCACGACGACCATCGGTGTCATTCGTTCGTTCTCGGATGAGATTCTGGTCAGCAGCGATGGCATTACCACCCTTGCGGACGTGGCCGCGGTGACGTTCGACACCATCTCGATTGCAGTAGAAAAAGCGTTCGATACGATCGGCGCCGTAATCTCGGGGCTATCGCCCACACTTGGTGCGGTGTTCGGTGACCTTGACTTCTCGCTTCGGGGATTCCTGGATCTGGCGGCGCTCGTGTTCGACTCGTTCGTAGGGCTCGTCTCTGGGTCGATTGCCGTAGTGACGTCCACCATCGAGAAGGTCCCGGCCGCATTCCTCGGCGTCGTCGAAACGGTCTTCCAGAAAATTGCAAACCTAATCACCGACGTTCTTCGGTTCATTGTCAAAGGCGTGAACGAGGTCACCGCTCGCATCCAGGAACTCTCTCGTGAGCTGCCTGGGGTGACGCTCAACATCCCCACGTTGATCGCTCCGGCACCGCCGAACTTCGACAGCCGATTCACCGACGCCCTCGACGACTTGGGCGAGACGGCAGGGGACGCATTCAACGCAGGATTCGAGAAGGCCACGCTTGGACGTGACGCCGTGGAAGGAATCTTCGCTGCCGCCGAGGACCGCGCTCGACAGCGCCAGCGCACCGATGCTGGAGCAAATCTTGCCGTACCTCCGGCTGCCGATGTGCCTACGCCAAACGCAGTACCGACCCCAGGCGGTAACGAGCCTACGGGGGGAGCTGACGGACAGCGCGCGGTGAGCATCCTTGAGGCGCTCAATCGACAGCTCGAGATCGAGCGCCAGAACATCAACTTGACGGGTATCGCCCGAGAGCGGGACAGCGAGTTGCGGCGCATCGAGAACGATCTGAAAGCCGCGGGCGTCGACCTGGGCTCGGCCGAAGGTCAGATCATCTTCGATAACGTCGAAGCACGCACGGCAGAGTTGAACACACTTCAGCGGCGCGCGGATCTCTTGGAGGAGATCAAGGGCCCGGAAGAGGAGCGCCTCTTGCGCCAGCAGGACCTGAACAACCTGCTGATGGAAGGCCTGATCACCCAGGAGGAGTACAACCAGAAGCTGAAGGAAAGCGCCGCGAACCTGAATGCCAATGCGGGCGTGTTCGACTCCTTCATTGCCCGATTGGAACAGGCCCAGGATCCGATCCAGGCTCTCGGTGTTGGGCTGGCAGACACTCTCACTGGAGCGATCGATCAGGCCTCGGGAGCGTTCGCCAACTTCATCGCCAGTGGGCTCAGCGATTTCGACTCGTTCAAGGACGGCCTGAGCAGCATCTTCGCGGGCATCGGGCAGGACATCCTGAAGCTGGTTGTTCGTTTCATCATCTTGAAAACCATCTCGGCGGCATTGTCCGGCATCGGCGGCGCAATCGGCGGCGGTGTTGGAACGGCGATCTCCGGATTCGGCGACGCACTCGGAGGGGGCGCCATCCCAGGCCGCCAGATGGGTGGACCCGTCCGGACAGGGCAGACGGTTCGTACCGGTGAACTCGGCGAAGAGTTGTTCACGCCGACGCGAAGCGGTAACATCACTCCTAACTCGCAGCTCCCCGGAAACGCTCCGGTGAGTGTTCAGGTTGTCAACGTCGAGAACCCGGACCAAGCGGCGGAGTTCCTCGAGTCGCCTCCGGGCGGCGAGGCTGTCGTAAACATCCTCGGAAAGAATCGCCGACAAGTTCGGCAGGTCTTAGGAATCCAGTAATGCCATTCATTCTCGGAAAAACCGCAACGAACCATGTCGACCTGCTCGACAAGATCGAACAGCTGGTCACAGGTAGCTCGCTCGACAGCGCGAACATCCCGACGGTGAATGCCGCGGGGACAGGCTACGTCGTTGCGGACAAGGTCTCACTCTCGGGCGGGACGTCGACCATCGTCGGAGAGGTCGAGATTCTCACCGTCGGAGGGTCCGGCGAGGTCACTTCGCTGAAGATCTCGCAGTCCGGCGTCTACACCTCCACCCCAGGCCCCACAGGGATCACCACAACGGGCGGTACGGGCTCCGGGCTAACGCTCGACTGCACGTTCGTATCGAACGGCTGGACCACGCAGCGGCGCACGCAGGAGGCCGACACGGTCACCCTCAATGCGGGCGGAACCGGCTATACGAACGGCGACACCCTGACCGTCAGCTCAGGCCTGACTGCCTCTTTGGTTGGGCAGGAGATCCAAGCCACGGTCACGGGGGAAACGGGCGGCGTGATCACGTCCATCTCGATCGCGGATCGCGGGTACTACCACGAGCCCCCAGCCTCACTCACAGGCATGGCGGTCACGGGCGGTACGGGCACAGGGGCCACACTGGACGTCACGCTCCGCAACGGGTCGAACGTCGCCCGAGAGCAGCAGTGGATTGCGAAAGGGGACGGGTCGGGTTCGGAGAACATCTACGTGGGCGCGCGCGCCTATCAGCAGGCCGCGTTCCATCACTGGGAGCTGGCAGGTATGAACGGCTACACGGCGGCGAATCCGTGGAGCAACCAGCCGAACATCAGCCCCGGGCGCTACGACAGCTCGGAGCAGGGTCAGTACGTCCCCTTGGACGACACCGCGATGAGCTACTGGGCGTTCGTGAGCCCAAGCCGCGTGATTGTGATCGCCCACGTGGGGAGCACGAGCTACGTCAACATGTATCTCGGTCTGTACGCGCGGTTCGGCACGGCGACGGAGTACCCGTACCCGCTCATGATCATGGGGTGTTCGAGTTCATTTGAGCAAGCATTCAACTCGGGCAACATCGGGTACTCCGGAATGCTGGATCCGATCTCGTTTGACAGCCATAACGACGGCCCGGGGAGGTTGCTGGATACCGATGGAACGTGGCGCACGGTGCGCAACTCGAGCCAGGTAGGGGCAACACGCGTACGTGCAACTGATCTGTGTATTTATCCCGCTGGGTACGCCAACACAGGCGCGCTCGCCACCGAAGACTCCTGGGCTACGGAAGATCACGACACCTTAGATCTAATCCCGCCCACAGGGATTCCAGGAGCACCTTCGGCCGTGCTTCAGCAAACCCCGGATACAGGCGGCAACCTCGTCAACACCTTGCCGACGATCATCCTGCAGGCTGGAGCAGGTGGTGCGGCGCGCAAGGTGCACGGCGAGCTGGACGGAGTCGTCTGGTTAGGAAATGACGCCAACCTCGACTCGGCTCAGATTCTTTCGCAAGACAAGATCGATGTGGGCAGCGATCGGTATCACGTTTTCCAGAACTGCCGACGCGTCGATCAGTTCGCTTTCTTCGCCGTCAAGGAGGCGTAATGGCTTATCAAACCGGGGTTCCCACGAGCCAAGAAAACTTCTTCGACCTACTGACGACGTTCGCCGCGGCGAACGGGTTCACCCTTGACGAGCATAGCGCCCCAAGCTCTCGCTCGGCAATCTCTCACGCGGCGTCGGGGCTCTACGTCCAGTGGCGATGGGACGGCACGCAGGGCGTCGCTGCGTACCAATCCACAGGGTTCTCTCTGGGCACAGCTCCCGGCTCACAGGCAGGAGACTCTGGGAATGGTCAGGCGTCTGGAACGGTCACCACAGAACGCCGTTGGGAAGCTATCGGCGCGGGCCCATACACGAGCTACCATTTCTTTGCGAACAACAACTCTCAGGGGTTCCCCTATCTGCACTACGTTCTGGAGTACGCGCCGGGAGAGTTTCGTCACGGCTCGGTTGGGCGACTGGAGATCTTCGGAGACAACTGGGGCGGAGCGACCGCGGAGAAGGGCGCCTACTGCGCTCACGCTCATTGGAGCGGAACCGTGGGCCCAACGTCCACGGTTCACGCCTTCCTCTTCGACAGCCTGGGTGCACAAGACACCGAGGCCACAACGTGGCGCTGCAATAACGCAGGGGGAGAGCTACCCTCACACTCGACGACACAGAAGTGGTTCGTGCACACTGACGACATAACCATCGGCAACGACCCTGCGGGTAACGTGCGTGAGCGTTCAGGCTGTGGGATCAGGGAAGGCTTCCTGGCGAACGCCATGGATGGGTACCCGGCCAACCCGAACTCGGGTTTCGTACCCTTCGTACCAGTCTTTATTTATTACCGCTTTTTCGCGCCCACAGTCCGCTTCGCCAAGCTGGGCGAGGTGCCCGACATTCGCTTTCTGAACGGCAAGAACCTCGAGCCCGCCGAAGAGTTGGTACTCGGCTCGGATACATGGAAGACATTCCCCTGGGCACGTAAGGCGACGTCAGGGCATCACAGCGGGAACGCATTCATCGCCTATAAGAAGGTTGTGTGATGGCCACGTTCAAGGGGCAGGTAGAGAAGAACGTTCAGGACGACGGGGCGCGCGTCAAGAACTGGCAGCAGGGACCAGGGGGACCGACGAACCCTGATCCCCAATGGGGCTCGGTGACTCCAGCGGAACTTCCCGCCCTGAAGGCCGAACCACAGGGGGTGTACTCCGCCTCGGAGAGAATCTCCATCCCCTCTGGGCAATGCTTCAAGGGACAGATCGGCGGGACTCCTGCGTCTGACTTCTTTGGTAAAGTGATCGTCTTGCCCAGGAAGATCGAAGCGGGGTTGGTGCTGAACACTAAAACGTTCACCATCACGATCGACAACACGTACCGGACCGCGAAGCGCGTGTTCCAGGGTTTCGCCAACACCGCAGGCGATGGCGTCACGATAATAAATCTGCCTGCGCTGTCGCTGGATCTGCCTGCGCTGTCCGGTTTGTCCCTGACGCTCGAAGTGACGCTCGACGGCCCTGCCACCATCTCGGGCAACCTGGAGTTCACCTTCGATACGCGGGTGGACACGGTACCTGTTACAGGCCAGCGCTCGGTCACGCTCGGGTTTCCGCCCGAGACGCCTATGATCGAGAAGCTGCAGTTTCTCACTGACGTGATCGAGAAGCGCGTCGGCACAGAACAGCGCGTAAGTCTTCGGGAAACGCCGCGCCAAATCGTCGAGATGGATCTACGTATCGAGGGGGACGACGCACGGCTGTATCGATCGATCATGGCGTCGTCGCAAGCGAGAACTTTTGGTCTGCCGATCTGGTGGGAACCTACTGTGACCACGTCAGCGGTAGCCGTCAACGACACTACGATCAACGTGGAGACGACGGCGAACGCTGACTACCGCGTCGGCGGGCTGGCGGTAATTTGGACCGGGCACTCCACCATGGAGACGCTCCAAATCAAAACGATCAACGCGACCAGCCTCGAGTTCGAGTCTGCGTCTACTCAGGTATTTGCGTCAGGAACACGCGTAATGCCTGTGCGCCAAGCCTTCACCTTGTCGGAGACGGTGCGCGGCAACCGTCACCCCAAGCGAGTGGTCGACCAGCGCCTCGTGATGACGATCCTTGACAATGACGTTGACCTGTCGGACGTCAGCGCCTTCCCCGCGTTCGAATCGAAAGTCCTATTCAACGGCAAGGGAAACCGGAACGTCATCCGTGGCCGAACGCTGGGCACTGAATCCCGCCGCCGCATCCACGTCATCGACAACCGTGTCGGTAAATTCGAGGTCCACACGGAACAGGCCCTTAACGTAGACTCCTCGCGGTTCACATTGAACGCAAAGTCTCGCGCTCGTCTGTGGCAACTGCGACAGTTGGCCCACGGGCTACGCGGTAATCAGGTCTCGTTCTTCGCGCCGACCTACGCCGAAGACTTCATCCCAACGCAAGCGATCTCCAGCACAGGCACCACCTTGGTGTTCGAGAACTCCGGTTTCTCGCGATTGATCAACGCAGGAAAGCCTTTCGACGTGGTCATGGTACGATTGACTGACGGCACGGAGATCATTCGCAGGATCTCCTCGGCGTCGGAGATTGATTCGTCAGAGGAGCAGGTAGAGGTTTCGGCCGTCTGGGGCGTTAACGCGCAGCCAGGGGATATCGAGCTGGTATGTCTGGCGCCGAAGACTCGGATCTCTTCCGACGAGGTCACGTTCACGCATCGGGACGGGAACGGGAACTCCACCATGTCATTCCCGACCATCACCGTTCTTGACTAATGACATACGACGCCCAAGAATCCTCCCTCGAAGCCGGGCAGCCGGTAGAGCTTTACGAGTTCACCGTCAACACCACGGTATATAGATACACCTCGAATCAGACGGACTTTCCCATCGGAGGATTTACCTACCTGTGCCGATCGATTGAGCGATCGGACTTGCAGAAGGTTCCGAACGATCCTGCCTCCGAAGAGATCGAGGTGCAGCTGCCCTCGTCTGACGACTTCGTCCGCAATTACTACGTGATCGCCCCCGGGCAGCCTGTATCCCTGAAGATCTCACGAGTGCACCGCAACGACGGAGCGAACGAGATCCAAATCATCTTCCAGGGCACCGTCCGCAACGTGGGGTATACGAAAGGGAACCGCAGCGCAACGGTCTACGCCGTCCCCAAAGCTGCCGCAGCCACGCGTATCATTCCGGTCAGAGTGTTCTCCACTCAGTGCAACAACCTGGTATATGACGATCGTTGCAAGGTCGACGTGGATAACCCACTATTCATGTTCGAGGGCACCATCACATCCGTCGACACGAAGGGTACTGCACTGACCGTACCGGGCGCAGCAGCTTTCAACGCGCTGACAGATTTCTTTCAAGCGGGAATGGTCCGCAGGGGTGACGACCAGCGCATGATCATCTCTCAGGCTGGTGACGTTGTGACCGTCAACGTAGCCTTCCCCACTACGCCGCTGGGAGCTGCGGTCAAGCTGAACGCAGGATGCAAACAGCGCTTCGTCACGGATTGTGCGTCGAAGTTTTCTAACACAGATAATTTCGGGGGCTTTCCCTACATGCCTACCGAGGACCCTCATCGAACGGGGATTGCCTAATGGCCATCATCACAACGATTGTTGTATCTCTCGTCGTCGCTGTCATCTCAACGGTCCTCAGCGAGCTACTCAAGCCGCCCCCAGATATCCAGAACGCCAAGCCCGCAGGGCAGGGCGACTTCAAGCTGCCTACGGCCCAAGAGAATAGGCCTATCCCCCTCATCTGGGGGCGCGTGAAGCAGAGCGGACCCAACGTCACTTGGTGGGGAGATATCAAGACGATCAAGATCCGTGAAAAGATCAAGACGGGCTTGTTCTCCTCCAAGAAGGTGACGACAGGCTTCCGCTATTTCGTAGGGGTGCAGTTCTCGCTTTGTCGTGGGCCGATCGACGCGGTGACGAAGATCTGGATGGGGGACAAGATAGCCTACGACAACTCGTCCTTCACTTTCGGCACACTCACGATCGACAAGCCTGCGCTGTTCGGCGGTGTAAAGTTCGGAACTGGTGGAATCCAGGGCGACGTCGACGTTACGCAGGGCACCGAAACCGAAACGACAAACACATACCTGGGAACTCAGCAGTCACCCAGCCTGCCTTACCGCGGTACGTGTCTGGCCATCTTCAAACAGGTGTTCTACGGCACCTCAACACAAATCAAACCTGCCGCTTTCGAGGTGGCGCGCTTCCCCAACGGGCTGAGCTTGCTGGGCGGTAAACACATCATCAATCTCGACGGAGCCAACATGGCGAACGTCGTGTATGAGATCCTGACGAACAATGAATGGGGCTTCGGTCAACCGGCCTCGATCGTCGATGTAGCTAACTTCACTGCCGCGGCAGACACGCTTCACTCCGAGGGTAACGGATTCGCCATGCTGCTCGATCGGCAGCTCTCGGCGCAAGAAATCCTCGACCTCGTGCAGGACCAGATGGGTGGCGTAGCCTTCCTCGACATAGAAGACGAGAAATATAAGATCAAGCTCGCACGAGACGACTACGACATTGACACCGTGCCACAGCTGACCGACGACACCATCGTCGAGATCCGAGAGTTCACACGAGGAACTTGGGAGGATACGGCGAACCACATTCGAGTCGAGTTCACCGATCGAGCCCGGAATTATTTCGACACCTACGCCACCACGTCCGACATCTCTAACCAGAGGATCCAGAACGGACAAGTGGTTTCCTCGGTGATTAAGTACCCAGGGATCAAGGACAAGACGTTGGCCCAACGGGTTGCCTCGCGAGACCTGCGGGAACTTTCTATCCCGCGCTCGAAGGCGACGATTCTGGTAGACCGCACGTTCCATAGCATAAAGCCTGGCGACGTCGTAGCTCTGACGGAGGACAACGTTGGCCTGGTGAAGCTGCCGATGCGAGTCATGCGCATCGGGTACGGCAGCCTGGAGAGCGGCGCCATCGAGCTGGGCTTGGCGGAGGACGTGTTCCGTTTTGACGCGTCGGTGTTCGGCGACCCCGATGACACCCTGTGGGTGCCACCTTCGACCGACGTCAACGCGCCGCCCCTATCTCAGCAGCTTGTGTTCGAGTCGCCCAGGGGGATTACGCGTAGAGACCCAGAGACCCCAGAGACCTTCGACCGAGTCTGGGCCGGGCTACGCCGACAGGGTGCAGAGATCGCTTTCAAGATCCACCAGCGCTCCGCGTCTGGAACCCCAGCGGGAGCATACATCGAAGACTCGGACGACGTACCCGAGTTCATCCTGATGGGCACGGTGCGGGACGCCTTGGTTCCTGGACCTGCGCAGGGAATCACAACCATCACTGTGAACCAGTCGCCGGACTTCCTGGCGGACTTGCAGGCCGCGTTCTCGCAAAGCGTTGCCTCCGCCGACGTTGGGCAGAACCTGACGAACCTGTGCATGATCGGCTCAGATCCGGCCACAGCAGAATTCGTGTGCCCCCTGTCGAGCACCAACCAGACGACGCACCTCGACCTGGAGAACTGCTGGCGCGGGCTGCTCGACACGACGCCCAGGGATCACGCTGTAGGCACCCCTGTGTATCTAATCTTCAACGGCGGGGAGATGAACCTATCCGCACTGAACCGCGGGTACAACGTCGATGTGCAGCTGCGCGGATCGTCTCTCAGCGACACCCTGACCGAAATTGAGTCGGTCACTACGGCGCTCACGTTGATCGATCGTCACCGACGACCGATACCACCAACGGAGATGGAGGTCAACGGCGTGGCATATGACGCGTTGGTCGACCCAGACGCGTTGAAGACGGGCGGATCAGGAGAGGACGGTAAGGGCATAGAGGTCGAGTTCACGCGCCGGGACTACGTCACGTATGACGAGGTGGAAGGTATCCAGACGGACGCCGAAACCCTGGACGATAATTTCCCGACAAAGAACACTACGCAATATCAGACGAAAGCAACTGCCGTCGTTGGTTTGGATGCGCTGCTGCAGGGAATCCGCGGCCACTGGAAAATGGAGGAAGCGAACGGCGCGACACGCTTCGACGCAACCGAGAACAACTCGGACCTGGGGAACTTCGGCGCGGTGAATCAATCCGTTTCGGGTAAGATCGGCAACGCGGCGGACTTCGCGGGCGGGTACTTGCATCGCAACACCGACACGGAGTTCATGAACGACGGGGGAAGCTTCCACCTCTGTGCGTGGGTCAACCTCGACGACAAGCTTGGTACCCAGACGATCATCGGTAAGTGGTTCGAGGATTCGAACCGCCGACAGTTCGTCGTAGACTTCGACAACTCGGCCGATCGATTCCGCCTACGGGTGTCAGCAGACGGAACCGCGGTCACCACTCTCGCCGCCGACTCGCTGGGCTCACCTTCCGCGGCAATCTGGTACTTCGTCCAGGCCTGGCACGACGCCGATCAGTGCTCGATCAACCTGCGTGTGAATGACGGGAAGGTTGACACCCTGGTCTACACCGGAGGGATCCACACATCAACCGCCGTATTCCGCCTGGGTGCCATCAACAACGCGTTGGCCACAGCCGACAATTTCCTCGATGGCAAGTTGGATACTGTAACGGTGTACGACCGAGTGCTATCCGGTCCAGAGCAGATGGCGCACTTCTCCAACGACGCCGGTTCTGAGTTCCCATTCGGCGCTGTCGACGCTCCCGATGCCGACCTATCGGCGGGGCTGATCGGATACTACAAGCACGACGAGGCAGCCTTGGCCGACATCGTGGACTCAACGGTCAACCGAGTGACCTTGACGAACAACGGCGGTGTGTTGTCTGGAACCGGAAAGATTGGCAACGCAACACGATACGACGGCACAAACGATAAGTATTTCGAAGCACCAAATTCGACGCTGTACGATATTGGTAACGAGGACTTCACGATCGCCATTTGGGTCAACCTGGACACGAAGACCTCAATCCAGGCAATCGCCAGTAAGTGGAATGCGAACCTTTCTCAGGTTGGCTGGTTACTGTTCTACCGCAACGACCTGGATAGATTTGAGTTGGCCGTTTCTGCCGACGGTACCACTACGGTCACACGCGTTCAGGCTGACACGCTTGGTGCAGTTTCCACGGGAACGTGGTACTTCATCGTCGCCAAGCACGAGGCGGGCGTCGGGCTATCCATCTCAGTCAATGGAGGTGCAGAGGATACGGCGGCCCACACGATGGGGGTTTTCGAAGGTGGGCAACCTTTTCGATTCGGAATTCTCCGAGACGGGGCCGGTAATCTCTCGAATCGCTTCGACGGTCTCATCGATGAGACCGGCATGTGGCGCCGACTACTGACCTCGGGAGAGATCACCACGATGTACAACTCAACCCTGGGACGAACTACGCCATTCGCATCCGGGACCTTCCGCAACACCACCCCCGACGCACTACTTGACTGGAACTCCGGCGAGGCCTCGGCCTTCTTCTCTCGCGCCAAGCTCGTCCGCGAGTTTCACGGCCTCCCCGACGGGCTGGATATCCAAATCGGCACGCGGCACACGTTCGACGGCGAAGTATTGACGGCCTCGCAGGACCTCGGTGCGCATGAGGCAACACTGGACATCCAAAATTCTGAGCTGCTGGACGACGAGTTCGTGGGGGTCCTGGACGACAACGACGTCAGCAGGAGCTTCAAGGCGCCCACCACCGGCACCTACGCCTTGACCCTGGGCACGGCACTGGCCACAGGTATCGTTGAAGCACGGCTCAACGGGGGCGCCTGGAGCACCATCATCGCGGCCACACTGATCACGGGGAACCTCGCAGGCGTAACCGCGGGTGATACAATCGAAGTGCGCCACACCCAGAGTGGGACAGGCAGTACGGAGACGTGGTTAAAGATTGACGCACCGTCAACGACGGCGGACGCGTACGGGGTTCTCGTGATATGACGAAGTCAGTAGAGTTAGGGTTGGCAGCGCTGCTATCAGCCGCTATAAGCGGTGGCTGCATGTGGATAGGCTTCGTTCAACACACGCCGACCCGTGACGAAATGCACGAATACGTGCAGAGCAGTGCACCGTATGTCAAGGACAAAGCAGTCGTAGACGAGAAGATCAAGCATGAGCACGAGCTGATCTTGCGTGTAGAGCGCCAGCTGGAGAAGCTCGCGCAAACTACCGAGACGTCTCTGTTGACCCAACAAAGACTGATGGGTAAGATGGACCAACTTCTCGACCAGAAAAGAAACTAACAGGAGTCTCCCCAGGTGCCAGGTAAGAAACTTTCCGCGGATGCAGTACGTCAAATCATCGAGTTGAAATCACGCGGAGAGCTGACTTTCGAGGAGATCTCCGAGCAGGTGGGGTGCGGGCTCACCGCTGCCAAGAAGCATTGGCGCGCTCACCTCGAGCACCGCACCGACGTCGACCTGTCCCCCTCCCCTGTTGGGGACGACGACGAGGAGATCGTCGTGGACGAGATCCTAAACGCGCTCGACGATACTGGTATCGCATCGCTGACGACGAAGGACGGGTTTATCGATCCGGCCGAGTTCGCGAAGATCTGCAATCTGGGACCCGAGTGGATCGCCACGCACTACAAGCCGAATCGCTGGCAGTCCTTCATCAAGGTGCTGGACAAGGATCGCCCAGAGGGCTTCAAGGCCGAGAAGGTCGACCTGTTCCAGTCGAAGGTCATGTTCCAGCGCGCCATCTCCAAGCTACTGGGCGACGCGCTGATCCGCTGGGCTCGAGACAACATCGAACCCCTTCCCGCGCCTCCTGCTGCGCTCTTCGGCTCGGACCTGGACTACGATCGTATCTCCCAGGAGCCTGAGCAAGTTGCTACGGTGGGGCTCTACGACCTCCACATGGGCATGTACGCGTACGGCGCGGAGTGCGGCGAAGATTGGGACGTAGAGAAGGCGCTGAACCGCGCGAAGAACGCGGTCGACGACGCCGTCGACGAGCTGCGACGCTACAACATCACGCGCCTGATCGGCCCCATGGGGAACGACCTCATGCACTACGACAACGTGCGGTACAACACGGCCCACGGAGACCATGCGCTCGACCACGACTCGCGGTTCCAACGCGTGCACGACGCCTGTGTCGAACTCCTGGGCTACTGGATCACCCGCATGCTTCAGCTGCCCTCCCGGCCAGTGTTCGACGGGTTCTACCTCCCGGGCAACCACGACACTGGAAACTCGTACGGCATCTGCTCGGCGATCCACCAGCGCTTCCGCCGATGGGACAACGTCAAGATCGACCTGTCGCCATCTCCGGCGAAGTTCCGCTTTCACGAAGGCGTGGCCCTGTGGTTCGACCACGGCAAGGACATCCCAATCCAGCGCGCGCCGCTGATCTTTCACGAGCGTGCGCAGCGAGCACACCCCCAGGGACGGGCGAACTTCACCTACAAGGAACTCCAGGTCGGACATACGCACCAGAAGACGGAAAAGCTGATCGTCGGAGAGAACTCCCTGAACGGTCTCTACGTCGTGGTGAACCCGACGCTGTGCGTGCCTGACTTCTATCACTCGTCGAAGGGTTGGGACGGCGAGCCTATGAAGTCCATGGAGGTGCGCCGCTACTCGGGCGTGGGCGTCGTCGGGACGCATCGCATTTGGGCTTGTGATTCAGAACGCGAGCGGGTAGAGTTGGGGAAATAGAAAACCCCAACGGAGAAAAGAGATGGCAGGCAACCCGCCCGTTGCGAAGTACAAGGCCAAAGGAAACGGCCTTCAGCTCGCGGTCTGGAAGAACACGTACGACGGCAAGGACTTCTACACGTTCAGTCTGAGCCGTCGATACTGCAAGAAGGACAGCGACCAGTGGGAGACTACCATGTCCCTACGCGGGCAGGACCTTCTTCCTGCTGCGGCACTGTTGCGGCAAGCGTACGAAGACGGCTACGTCGAGTACGACGACAGCGCCCCCAGTGGCAAGCGGGCAGACACCAGCCTGCATGAAGAGCCCAGCCCTTTCTAAGTAACGACGGCGACGCAGCAGCACGGCCGGGAGCACCCCTCCCGGCCGGTTCTTTTTTGAGAGAAGACATGTTCGAATTCAAGACCGAGCCCTACGCGCATCAGCGCGAGGAGTGGTTGCTTTCTCGTGAGATGCCTTCGCGAGGCATCCTATGGGAGCAGGGCACAGGCAAGACGAAGCCGACGATCGACACGGCCGCATGGCTGTACTCCCTGGGCAAGATCGATACCCTGGTGGTCGTGGCGCCCAACATGGTGCACGCGAATTGGATCACCGACGAATGCCCGATCCACATGGGGTGCGACTGGAAGGGTGCGGCGTTTCACTCGCCCAAGGCTGGGACGAAGAAACATCAAGCCGAGATTCAAGGCGTCTTCGACGTCACGGGTTCGCTCGCCGTGATCGCCTTTAGCTACAACGGGATCATGACGGACAAGGGCGCAAAGGCGTTCAAGAAGTTCCTCGAGAAGCGAACGTGCATGCTCGTCTATGACGAGTCGCAGCGCATCAAGAACCCTGATACCAAACGCACGAAGCGGTGTATCGCTGCCGCGCGCCGCGCGCCGTATAAGCGGATTCTGTCGGGAACGCCGATCGTCCAGAAGCCGTTCGACATCTACGCCCAGGTGCGAGCTATCGAAGAGCACTACTGGAAAGACCGCGGCATGGGCTCGTCCATGTCGTTCAAGAACCATTTCGGCGTCTTCAAAGAGATCGTGCTTAAGGAGGCGGACCCTCGGGTCAACCAACGGCGCGAGGCGTTCAAGCAGTGCGTCGGGTTCAAGAATCTCGAAGAGCTGGCGGACCACCTCGCGGCGATCTCGTCCCGCGTCGTGAAGTCGGACGTTTTGGACCTACCGCCCAAGCTCTACAAGAAGATCTACGTTGAGCTGTCACCAGAGCAGAAGCGTCTCTACAGAGAGTTGTCGGAGGAGCTGTTCTTCCTGCTCGACACAGGGGAGATCGTTACGGCCGAGTTGATGCTGACGCGCCTCATGCGTTTCCAGCAGATCCTCTCGGGCTTCATTACGACGGACGATGGGGACATCGTCGAGCTGGAGAAGAACCCGAGGCTGACGGCCCTCTTCGACGTGTTGGAGGACATCGAAGAAGGTAAGGTGATTATCTTTGGGCGCTTCAAGTCCGACGTGACGAAGATCACGGAGAAACTGAACCATGGGCAAGAGCACCCGGTTGCTGTTGCCTATGACGGATCGACGACGGTCGACGCTCGCCTCCGCGCGAAAGACGAATTCCAGGACCCCGAAAGCCCTGTCCGCTACTTCATTGGAAACCCTGCCGCGTGTGCCACGGGTTTAACCTTGACACAGGCACGCACCGTGATCTACTATAGTCAAAGCTTCGACCTCGAGCATCGGTTGCAGTCAGAAGATCGAGCCCACCGCATTGGGCAAGAGCATTCGGTCCTCTACATCGACTTCGCCGCTCGAGGAACGGTGGACACGAAGATAGTTCAGTCACTGCGCGAAAAGCGCTCCCTCGCCGAGGTGGTGCAGCGCGACAACCCGAGAGAATGGATATGAGCCACGACTACACAGACTACCAACCCGAGCCCGAGACGCAGGACCTTGCGAAAGTCACCGCAGCCGTCCAGGGACTCGAGGCACTGGAACGGACCCTGGCTGACAAAGAGGACGAGGTCAAAAACCTCAAGGCGCGAATCAAACGTGTCAAAGAGGACGAGCTACCTGAGATCATGCGCAGCGTTGGGTTGCGGACATTCATCACTACCGACGGGGTGGAGATCGAGCTGCAAAAGAACGTCTTCGCCTCGATCAGTGCCTCGAACAAGCCCGCCGCCTTTGAGTGGCTGCGGGACAACGGCGAGGAGAAGATGGTCAAGTTCGACATGACCATCCCTGTGTCACCGGACAAGGTTCTGGTGGCGCGAGAGCAGGCCGTGGAACTGCGCAAGAAGTTCGGCAGCGTGTCCATGAGCGGCTCGGTCAACACCAACACGCTGAAGGCATGGGCGAAGCGTCGCGTCGAAGCCGGGGAGAACATTCCCGACTGCATCACACACCACGTCGTCGACGTGGCCAAAGTCAAAACGAAGAAATCATAGGGCCGGGCCTTTTCCCGGACAAGCAACTGATTGGAGGAAAGAATGGCAGTGAAAAGCAAGAAGACCAAAGGCAAGAAGAATGAGATCGCACCGCGCGAAGACTTCGCGGTCGACACCACAGACTATGAGCAGTTCGACAAGGACGGATTCGCGGGGCAGAGTTCCGACGAGATCACGATTCCGTTTCTGAGCGTCCTCCAGGGCCTCAGCCCGCAGGTGAACAAGGGGCAAGACAAGTTCATCGAGGGTGCGTCGAGCGGCGACCTCGTCAACAGTGTGACGAACGCCATCCTTCCCGAGAACCTTCTGTTCGTTCCGTGCCACAAGTTCCGTCAGGTCCTGCGTTGGCGCAAGCGTGACGCAGGCGGCGGACTCGTCGATCGCCTCGCATATGACGACCCGTTCGTTGCCGAGTGCAAGGCGGCCGCGGGTACGAGCTTCGGCAAGATCCCTGTCGTCGGTGACGACACGCAGGAGTTGCAGGAGGTGTTCTACGTCGCGGGTATCGCTTACCCGGATGGTCTCGAGGGCGATTCGTTCGCGCTGATCATCTCGTTCAACAGCTCGAAGATCAAGGTGTACAAGAAGTGGAACACCGCCATGTCGAGCTGCCAGGTCCTCGCCCCGAGTGGGCGAAAGGTCACTCCGCCGCTCTTCGCTCACGCCGTCAGGCTCTCGACTGTGTCCGAGACGAACGCGCGTAACGAGTCCTACTTCAATCTCGCCATCAACCCGGCGAATGGAGACATCAAGTCCAGCCTTCTGTCGCCCGAGTCCGAAGCGTTCAAGGCCGCACTCGAGCTGCGTCCGTTCTTCCAGTCTGACGAACTGAAGATGGACGACGAGTCTGAGGCGCAGGCCGATTCTTCCGCGTCCGAAACCAAGGACGAGGTTTTCGCGTAATCTTTTCTCTCGCGGGACCGAGAAAAACCCTCCCCGGGAAAAACTCGGTCCCGCATTCTTCGAGGCAACCAACCATGAAGTGGAACGCACAGCAAGAGAGGGCACTCGATGCGGCAGGTAACTGGCTCCGAGACGGAGAAGGCCCTTTCCGACTTTTCGGTTACGCTGGAACGGGAAAGACGACGCTGGCCAAGCACCTGGCCGCTGGCGTGGAAGGTCAGGTACTCTATGCCGCGTACACCGGGAAGGCGGCGGATGTCATGCGCTCCGCGGGATGTGACGGCGCGACTACGTTGCATTCGCTTCTTTACAAGCCGAGGGAGAAAGGGCGGGCTCGACTCAAGGAGTTGGAACGGCTGAAGGAAGGGATCGAGCAGCGGATCAAAGCTGCCGAGCTGAACAAGGGCGGTGGATCCCACGGTTTGGACCAAGCGCTGAAGAACGCCATCCGCATGATCGAGGACGAGAAGAACAACGTCAAGAGCCCTGCGTTCACGTTGAACCCCGACAGTCCGATCCAGCATGCCTCACTGCTCGTCGTTGACGAGGTCTCCATGATCCCCGAATCCATGGGCGACGACATTCTTTCGTTCGGAACTCCTGTCCTCTGTCTGGGCGACCCCGGGCAGCTACCCCCGGTCAAGGGCAGAGGCTACTTCACCCAGTCCGAACCGGACTTCATGCTCACCGAGATCATGCGGCAGGCTAAGGACAATCCGATCATCGATCTCGCCACCCGAATCCGCACAGGGCGGACAATCCCGAAAGGATCCTACGGAGAATCCCAAGTGATCGCTGCTGCGGACTTTGATCCGAAGGGTATGAACCATGACGCCCAGCTACTCGTTGGGACCAACAAACGCCGCCGCCGCGCCAATCTGTTCGTCCGCGGGCAACGGCACGATCTCTCCGGCGATCCCGTCCTGATCGAAGGGGACCGACTGGTCTGCCTTCGCAACGACCACGAGGCTGGGCTACTGAACGGAGCCATCTACAACGTGGCTCGTGCAGGAGAGCATGACACTGAGATGGAGACCGTCGCCGCGGGGCTCGACAAAGAGGGCTCGGACGAATCTGTCTGGACCGTCATGCACACCGCCCACCTGCTCGGGCAAGAGCTGGAATACTACTCCCGCATGGACGCTCACGAGTTCGACTATGGGTACGCGCTCACGGTCCACAAGTCACAAGGAAGTCAGTGGGACGAAGTCGTCCTGATGGACGAGTCCCGAACGTTCAAGAATGCGGGCCGACAGTGGCTCTATACCGGGGTGACTCGCGCCGCCAAGAAAATAACGATCGTGGTATGAAGATCCGACACATCGAGGTCATGACCCCGGGCTTCACCGCCCGCCTTTTCTACCTTGGGCGACACGCGGCCGACATCCGCAACCCGCAGAATGACGACGTGTCGTTGGTGGAGTGGACCAGCGGGACCGAGGTTGAGACGCGTCAGGCGCTCTTCCAGGAAGCCTTGCAGCACGTGCCACACGATCAGCCGCCCATGGCGCTCGCGCTTCATGTGACGGAACTGTGCCGTGTCCTGGTGGACATGGACAACCAGGGGCACGGCGATCTCTACCTGGAAACGTCGATCGGCGTGGTGACGCCCGAGCTGGAAGACCTCTCCACGGAAGACCTCCGCGCTCTATGCAGGGAGTTCTCTGGTAAAGAGCTACCAGACCGCGAGCTACCCGCCCACGTGGGTAGACTGCTTCTCGAGCGTTTCGACCTCATGGCTCGAGAGAGGCTGAAGGAAGCTGCCCAGGCGGATCGACCTCGGACTCCATTCGGTCGGAGCCGGAAGCGGATCGACCTCTACCCGGAAAGCGAGGCCTCTCTGCCCAGAGCGGGGACGAAGGTCTATAAAGCCTTCCAGGCCTTGCAGGTCGGTACGACGTTCGAGGGGTTGAAAGACGCTTGCGGAACTCGGCCCTATGACACGGACAAGAATGGTCAACTCTGGGGAGAGATGAAAAGCCACCGCTGGACGCGTGACATTCTGACCAAGCTGGCGCGAGACTACGGGCACAGAATTAAGGAAGACGACACAGGGATCATCCGTATCATAGAGCATAGCGAAGACGAACCTTAACCAGGAGACAACATGCAACGCTATCTGATCATTCTGTACTTTGTGGCCACGACGACCTTTGCAGGTTGCGCCGCCACCAACCGTATCGCCGAAGAGTGGTTCAACCCAGAGAACAATCCGGAGCAGAACGGCAAGAGCAAGGGCGAAGAAGCCGCCGAAGTGGCGAGCGGGTTTCTCCCTCAGCCTTGGGGCGATCTGGTCCTGTCGACGGTGCTCCTCGGGCAGAACGGCTTCCTTGGTGCCAAGAAGCTGAAGGAACGGAAGAAGAAAAAGGACGAAGCCACGGCTTAACGAAACAGCGCCCCTTCTGAGCGGGGGCGCAACAACTTGAGAGAAAAGACATGCACAGAATCAAAGCTGATTCCCTGGCGGTTGCGATGCACGACCTGCACCGCCTTTTCGAAACCTATGGGATTGACAACGAAGACCGCGTGGAACTGAAGGACGTCTGCACGATCACAGTCACGGTACCGCGTTTTGTGGTGCACCCTTGGAAGGCCTTCCAGGTCAACCCCTTCCAGGTCTTCTTTTCGGGTCTCGCTCGGTTCCTGTCGTACAGCTACGACCACCTTCGGAACTTGGGTCTGGAGCAGACACGCGAGGACAACGTTCCGCTATCGATCGTCACGTCGACGCAAGATGGCCTCCTGGATCTCACTGCCTTGATCTCCGGAACGCACGCGCTGAGTTCCGTGCTGCAGGGTGATTACTGCCATTTGCTCCGGGAAATGGAGCAGCAGGCATTCGAGAAAGGGGTCGAGCTGGGGGACATGACGCTGTGCCTCCATCGCGCATCGATCAGCTACGAGGAGTGCTCAAGGCTGAGGGACACGCAAGGTACCTTCCCGCGTTTCCCGTACGCCAGCGACGCTGCAGTTCCGCTCTACGGAAATACCGCGGACAACACCCGCGAAGATCTCAACGTGCTGCTATGCAACGGGTCGGGCGGGTACCTACCATCGACGCGGTTCGCGCGGCGCGTGGCATATCCCTTGCTTCGAGCCTGGGAACAGTACCAGTACGACGAAGATACGTCGAGCGCGCTCGAGACCCTCTCTCGCTGCGAGGACGCCGCATGGCGCGAAGTTTGCGCGGAGTGGCTGAACCGATGAACGCCAAGCGAATCATGCGCATGCGCGAGGGCGGGCACGTTCAGCGGTGCCACTGCATGCCGCACCACGGCACCTACGACGTGGCGCAGCACACGTTCCACATGCTGATTCTCATGGAGGAGCTGCACCCGAACCCGTCGAGGGAACTCTACTCCCTGATCCTACGCCATGATCTCATGGAGCGCTGGACGGGCGACTCCCCCGCCACGGCCAAGCGCTGGATGCCCGGGCTCAAGATTGCGCTCACGGGCGCAGAGGAAGAGCTGGAGAAGCGCACAGGCATCGAGGCCTACCTCGGCGACCACATCACGGAGTCGGACCGTCGATGGCTCAAGGCGCTCGATCAGGTAGAGTTCATTTTGTGGTGCGAGGACCAAATCGCCCTGGGCAACCTCAACGTTCTGTGGAACCGCGCGGAAATGGATAGATGGATTGAGGAAGACGCCGACAGTATCCCCGCGCCCGTCCTCGAGTTTCTGGAAAGCTTCGAATGGAAAAGAACACCCGACGACCTGTCCTGAACAAAGTCGATATGTACCGCCGGTGGATCACGGGCGAGTTCGGCCAGCCGATTCGGTACTGGGCCACCCCTGCGGAGTTCATGATCGACGTCGGCTTGGGCCGCTGGCCTTTTGACTGCGTCGTGGCGCTGCGCTACAAGAAACCCGGCTACCCGTTCTGCGCGTATGACCTGGAGCCGTGCGACGTGTCCGCAAAAGTCGAAGAGTTCGTCGACGCGGGCGCGGACCCGAAACTCCTCTGCGTCAACCAGTCTAACAACCCCGACGACTGCCTGGTGATCCAGGGTGAGGCCTATCGCAGTCACCGCGGGATTGAGCTGCGCTACTCGTACGCCAAGGCTAAGATGCGGATCGCACTGGAGCAGTCTGAACGTAACGCCCACGGATTGAAGGCGCGGCTGATCCTCAAGGACCGTATGCCTAACGCGGATTTCGAGTGGCTCGAGGAACTGTTTGATCTGTACCCCGACCACGTGGTAGAATTCTCGACATGGTCCGTGCCCTTCGGCGCGTGGGGCCGCAACACGGTGTTCTGGGAGGTGCGAAAGTATTGATGCCATCGGCGCTCGTGGGGATTGGGATTGTGGTGCTTGTGGCCTGCGTGTTGAACGCTCTGTACTGGAAATTCAAAAGATGACGTCAGCCCTATCAATCCTGTTCTTCGTTCTTTTCTCCCTAATCGTTTTCCGTGCGGTTCAACACGAAACCCGATGCATAACCTGCAACCAGCCGTGGCGCTGGACCGGCTGGGCCGAAACTTGCAAGGAGTGTGAAGATGCCCCTCGTCGATAAACAGTCACTGAACCAAATCTACATCACGCCGCCGCGGATCACTGATCCTGTGCGTGAGTACTTCGGCGGAAAGCTTCCGCTCGACGCCGCAACGGAACCCGACAACCCGCTCGTGGCCGAGGACTTCTACACCGCGCAGCGCTGCGGCCTCGTCAACCCTTGGCGAGATGGCACCTTTCTGAACCCGCCGTATAAGTCGGCGGAGCTACGGCCGTTCCTCGAGAAGCTGGACATGGAGGCCTCCGCAGACATCCCCCTTGGCAACCGTATCATCGCCCTGCTGCCGAACTCGCGCTCGGAGCAGCACTACTTCACGTCGAAGACCTACGCCCACCCTCGATGCATCGGCTGGTGTCTCGTGCGGAAGCGTGTGGCGTTCCGGGACAAGGACGGAAAACCACAGAAATCAAACCCCCATGCGTCGATCCTATTCGGGTACAATGGCGCGTGGGAGGCCTTCTGTGAAGCCTTCGGCCACCTCGGCCTTTGCATTCGACCAGGCGAGATGTTTACTGCGGTGACGGAATGACCGAGAACGAAATCAACTTCAAGATCGCCGAGTTCTTCTACGGCAAAACGCCGAAGCTTCCCGACATCGACTGGTGGGCTTACCAGTTCTGGAACTTCGGAGAGATGACGAACGCGCGCAGCACGATCGGTATGCTGCACTGCTGGGTGGAACCCCACGGGCGGGAAGGTTACTGGGAGGCGATCCCACTCGACCGAGATCCGCGCGCCCTGTTCAACCTCGAAGAGGCGTGCTGGTCGGTAAAGAACTGGAGGATGGATATCACACGTGTCCGCAGCGGCGCGCACGTGGTATCTGTCATGGAGCACCGCCCCAAGCTGGGCTGCTGGATGATCGTCGGATCGGGCGTTGAGGACTCCATGCACCTCGCCGCGCGCAACGCGGTCTGGGAGGCTGTGGAGAAGAGGCTTTGAACTTCTACCCGCAGAAGGCCTATCTCGAGCTGAGGAACCCGTGGCGTCCACCGAAGATGTCAGAGCTGCCTTCGTGGAAGGACGCCAAGCGCGTAGCGATTGATACCGAGACGTGTGATCCGTTCCTGAAGACGCTCGGGCCGTCGGTGAGGCGCGGCGGGTTCATCGCTGGGATCTCGTTCAAGATCGAGGATCACCCCGACGGAGGCTTTTATCTCCCGATCGCCCACCAGGGCGGGGACAACATGGACCCCTCCACGGTCTGGGCATACATGAAGGATCAGGCCCGGGAGTTCACGGGCGAGATTGCCGGGATGAACCTGCCGTACGACCTCGACTATCTGGCCGAGGCCGGTTGTGTGTTCAAGCGCGCGCGGCGCTTCCTTGACATCGGCGTGGCGGCGCCGCTGATCAACGAGCTGCACCAGTCGTACTCGATGCAGAACATCGCCAAGCGCCTCGGGATCAAAGGCAAGCGCGAGGATCACCTTCGGCTTGCGGCGAACCTCTGGGGGCTCGACCCCAAGGCGGAGATGTGGCGGCTGCCCGCGCGTTACGTGGCCGACTACGCCATCGGTGACGTCGAGCTTCCCTTGCAGGTGTTGCGCCTCCAAGAGCGTGAGTTCGAGAAGCAGGACCTCTGGAAGATCTGGGACCTTGAGTGCGAGGTGCTGCCGATCACCGTGAAGATGCGGCGGCGAGGATTCCGCATCAACTTCGACAAGCTCGACCAGATCGAGACCTGGTCCCTGGGCAAGCAGAAAGAGTATCTGGCTCGAGTCAAGCACGCCACGGGTGTCCTGATCACGCCCGACGACGTGTGGAAGGCCGAGGCGATCCAGGACGCGCTTTCCGAAATCGGTATCACCCTGCCTCGCACCTCGCAGGACAAACCCGCCACGGGCGCCGACATCCTGAAGGCTTTGCCGCACGACGTCGGGAAGTGGTTGGTACGAGCGCGCAAGTTCGACAAGATCCGCACGACGTTTGCCGCCTCGGTGCGGGAGCATGCAGTTAACGGACGGATCCACCCGACGCATCGCCAGATCCGCGGGCAGCAGGATGGCAAGGACAAAGACGACGGCGTGGGATTCGGGCGCATGTCGTGTGTCATGCTGAACGTGCAGCAATGGCCGAGCCCGGATAAGGACAAAGAGACCGCGAGCGAGTGGCGGAAGATCGTCATCCCCGAGGAGGGTGGGCTGTGGGCCTGCAACGATTACTCTGGGCAGGAACCGCGCTTGGCCGTGCACTACGCGCAGTTGGCGGAGTGCGAGGGTGGCATGGAGATGGCGGAGCGCTGGCGCCAGGATCCGGACATGGATCTGCACGGCGCTATGGCGAAGGTGATCAAGGCGTCAGGTCTGCTGCCGTGGGATTGCAAGAAGTGCGGTGGTGCTGGCTGCCCGAAGTGCAACGGCTGCGGCGCGAACCGGGGTGGAACGAAAGCAATATTTCTTGGCCTTTGTTATGGGATGGGCGGCGGCAAGCTGTGCCGTGGGCTTGGGTTGCCCACGGTGGAGAAGTCGTTCGAGAAGGATGGGAACGAGATCTTCTACGAGGGCGCGGGCGAGGAGGGGCAGCAGGTCCTCGACGGCTTCGACGAAACGGTCCCCTTCGTGCGCCAACTCGCGCGCAAGACGCAGAAGGCCGGAGGTCGCCGCGGCTACATCCGCACGATCGGTGGGCGCGTGTGTCGCTTCCCGCTGAAGACGCGCCGCGCGGGGCGCAACACCTATGACTGGCTGCACAAGTCGCTGAACCGATTAATCCAGGGCTCCGCGGGCGACCAGACGAAGCGCGCTATGGTCATGGCCGAGGCTGCTGGGCACAAGATCCAGTTTCCTGTGCATGATGAGCTGGACCTCACGGTCTCCGGACCCGGGCAAGCGGAAGAAGTTGCGGAAATCATGCGCAATGCGATCCCGCTTCTGGTACCATCAAAAGTGGACGTAGAGATTGGCCCCAGCTGGGGCGAATGTGAATAGGTGGGACCGTTCTTCGGCGGTGTCGTCTATAGGTTAAGACTCCCTGGTTGTAAGGGGAAAACCTGGTTCGATTCCGGGCGGTGCCTGGACGGTCCCACCTACTGACGCGCGTGGTGTAAAGGTAGCATTGCTCCGCATAACCTGAGCAGGTGTGGGTTCGAATCCCATCGCGCGTTTGCCTTTTTGGAGAAAAGAGATGAGAGTTGACAACGCACAGTCTCTGAACCTCATTCACGAGTGGATGGTCGAGAACGAAATTGGGTGTCAGGAAGACATCACCTTGATTTCTCGGTGCCGCACCTGGGGCTCTACAGCTCTCGGTCACGGAGGTCTGGGCGGGAACGCTATGACTACGGCGCTGACGACACTGCTTACAATTGGAGAAGCCGAATCGATGGAGGCCTACGTCTTTTTCGGTGGTCGTGTAGCCTACCGGGTGGACTACGCGGAAGACAGCAAGTTCTCGGACTTTCTGGTGGACGTCGGCGGCTTTGCTTCACACCAAGCTGAAATTACCCTTCGGTCACGCTGGGAAGCCGAGGAGCGATACGGAGCGATTTTGCTATGATCCCATTCACCAACATCTACGAGTTAATCGGCGCGCTGGTCAGCTGGACGTTCGTCACGGCGATCGTCGCAGGGCTTGCAAGCTGGGCGGTGCTGTACTCCGTCGAGTACGTGATCAAGTCTTGGGGAGTCGTGTGGAAGGTTTTACGCTTCCTGCACTACGAAGAGGACTTTCGGTCGTGGCGCCGGACGGAACGGCACCAGTCGACGGCGCACCAGCTCTACGATGACTCGATCACGTCACAAGATCTCTGGGACGACTTCTGGAAAGATCTCATGTCCACGGACGGCGAGATCGACATGCAGAAGATCAAGGAAGAACTGCACGCATACTCGGTGCTGCTCGAGCAAGTCCCGGAGGTGTACTTCGACGTGACAGGCGGAATGATCAGCAAACCACACACGCACGGCGTGCATGTGATCGGCGCTGTCGAGCGTAGGATCCAAGAGTCGTACGACGACGGCGGGCGTGAGGGCGACGAAGAATGGCAGGCAGCACTTGGGGGTGAAACCGATGTGAATCGATGCCCTAAGTGTCTGAGGGTGGATCTGCAACCCTGTATTCACTGTGAGAAAAACGATGACGAAGCTACTGAGTAGAGAGCCTGACGATTGCGACAAGGTGACGCGTGCATGCAATCGGCTGAACTGTGCGATCGAAGAGCTTGTGCCCCGTGTGGCGGCGCTGCGCATGGCGTTGACGCTGGCGGGGATCCCCAGCGACCAAGCCGCGGACATGGTCCGGGACTGGGTGACGGAGTTACTGCGGGAATGATTCGCGTCTGCGCGTGGTGTCACGAGAACTACGAGCGCCTTCGTCCTGGGGATCACTTTTGTGGCCTGGAATGTCGGAACGAATTCGAGTACTTCGGTATCGATGGGACCGCGATGACGCTTGCGCAGCCTCGCGCCTGTTCATTCAACAACTGCGGACGCTCCTGCGCGGAGGGTCGCACAACCTGCGAGAAACACGATGACCCCAAAAGAGACGGCTAACTACGATCAGGCAACTGAAACCATGGCACGTGACTGGGCACCTGCCCAGGGGCGGATCTTCAAGGCCTTGGTCAAAGAGGGCTTCACGCGCGAAGAAGCGCTTCAGCTGCTTATGAACTTCTGCAACGGTGGGAAGTGATGGCCACCCGAGAATCGAACATGAGGCAGCAGGTGGTTCGTATGTTGAAACCTCAGCATGCGTTCGCCGTCGAGAACCCCGTGTTGCCCGGTACACCCGACGTCAACTGCACCCTGGGCTGGATCGAGCTCAAATCGGTCGACAAGCCGAAGCGGGAAACGTCGAAGGTGAACTTGGATCACTTCACCGCGCAACAGCGCGTCTTCCTGATGAAGCGGTGGAAAGCCGAACCTGGTTCGGCTTGGCTCCTCGTCAAGTGCGGCGACATATGGCTGCTCTACCGCGGCGATGACGCGGCGACGAAGGTAGCCAAAGAGTGGAAGAGCTACGACGACCTGTACTGCAATGCGGAGGTGATCTGGGAAGAGACGCCGTCCAAGGGCTCACTGGCTTACTACGTGATGAGTTTTCGCGACAATGATTGAGGAGATGCTCTCGCCGGGCGAGAAGCTGTACGTTCGTCGTCGACGGGGGCAGGAGAGCACGGGGATGGCTGCACGCCGCATGG